GAGCTTGCCGAGGGCGAGCACGCCGCCAAGATACTCGGAGCACGAATCAGCGCTACACCACTATTACTACATGACCGAGACGAAAAGGTGACGCGGCTCGTTATTATGGATAAACTCTCGTTAGCCACACCAAAATTTTACCCGCGCCGTTCCGGCGTACCGGCGAAAGACCCAATCGGGCGAAAATCGCCGTAATATAGGGATGTTTTAGGTTCCTACCTCCTGCCTTCCGCCGTCGCGCTCCCCGCCCCGAGGCAACATCGGGACGACCTTGGGCGCAACTTGGGCACGCGACAGCGTCAGTTCCCCTTGGTACAGCGCTCCGAGCGTCGTAATCGCACTCATCAAACCGTCCTGCTTCGGATGCACGTAGCGCTTGAGTGTGAACGTCGGATCGGTATGTCCAAGGATGTGCTGCACGTCGCTGGCCGTCACGCCCGCGGCGATAAGGTTGGTCGCACCGGTGTGACGAGCGCCATGCGGCGTGAGTTCTGGCAGCCCGCTCTTCTCGACGGCGGTCGTCCATTGCTTGCTAAGGCCCCCGGGGGTAACCGGTTTATCCCTGTTGGCGCAGACCCAACCGCCATCATCCCAGTCTCGCTCCGCTCTGACCCGCGCGAGCCTCGCGATGACATGCGCAGGAAGTGGAACGAACCGATCGCTCTCCTTTGTCTTCGCGCGATCCACAATGATTTGCTTACGGTTTTTGTCGCGGCTCCACGTGCGCCGGACGTGTATCAAGCCCGCCGTCATGTCGATGTCTTCCCATCGCAGCGCCGTCACCTCACCGATGCGCAGGAGACTTGCAAACAACAGCTCAAAGGCGAATCCCCAACGGTGAGCGCGGGTGCCGCGCAAGAATTCCTCGACCTGTTTGGGACTCCATGTGTCGATCGGCGGATCCTCGACGGGAGGCCGCTTCACTTCAACGAGCGGCGACTCGATCAGGCCCCGCTCTTCGATCGCCAGGCGAATCGCCCCGCGCAGTACAACGAATCCTTTTTGGACCGACGCCGGTGAGAGCCCCTGGTCTGTCCATCCATCCACGAGGCGACGCGCCATCGCTGTCGTGAACTCGCTGACCGGGATATGTCGAACAGTATCGAAGCGACAACGGGCGGCAGACTCATACTGGGCAATCGTATTCTCTGACCGTGGCGAGCTAAGCGTCTTCAGCCAACGGTCGATGAGACTTCCAAGTGGCTCTCTGCTCATCTGGAACACCTCTCCCTTTGCGCGAGCCGCCTGCCGCTTCGCGATCCAGGCTTTCGCCTCCGCCTCGCACTGTTTGAGATTTCTGGCTTCTGTGCGCGGCCACTTCTTCCGTTCTTGGCGCCGCTTGCCATTGGCGTCGGTCCAAGAATCCCGCGCCTCCCACCCTTCCTCGCGTTTTGACGCCGAGGTGTAGCGTTTCACCGTTCCCATCGGCACGCTCCTTTGTGACTCTAGGGCGAAGAGCTGACTCGCTCGGCTACAGCACTTCTTCGATCTGGCGGCGATTACGGTATTGGTGTAATCATTTGATATGACGCTCGTGTCACCGGCCGCACCGCACTTGACGCATAGAACATTTGTGCTACTTTTTAACACATCTTTTCGAGCAGTCAAGTAGTGGAGGACCACGGGCAATGGGAAAGGACGCCGAGAGGAATGGCCCGAAGATCCAATGGGTTGGGATGTCGTTCTTGGAGTCCAACCGAGATGGGGATCGGCGGCACACCACCAACCGCATTGAAATGACGGCCGACGCGGCCGGAGTACAGTATCGAACAAGTGGTTTTGATACGGGTCGTGATGCTGCCGTCACAACCGGTTCAGCGCATGTCCGCGCGTTTCTCACTCGCATTGATGAGGCAAATCGAGCGGCGTCAGCGATCATTCCGTTCACCAAAGAGATGCAAATCGGTAAAGGAAAATCACGCGAACGACGTGATCCGAATGGACTCGTCCGCTGTCCTGCCTGTGAGGGCCATGCATGGGAGGACTGTGTGCTGTGCGATGGAAGCGGAGAATGTTCGGAGCGGGCAGCTAAGGCATTTATCTCTTTTTCTTGAGCGGAAAGATTTCCAGAATTTGGTAGATGGGCTGAAGGACTCCAGGCGGAAAGTCTCGCTCCTCGAGTGCCACCTGAATCCGCGCCTTGGCTGCCTGGACGCTAACCATGTCGTGAACTGCTTTCGCTTCTTCGATCGCAGCGTTGTCTGGGAGACGGCGCGAATGATCGAGAGCTGGCGAGTATTCGTCTAAAGTCACGGGATCAATTGCCAGAACGCCGGCCGCAATCAGGTCTTCGTCTGACGTGTTGAGTACGGCGTGAATTTTATCCCGAGTTTCCTTGGTCGGGAGTCCCACCGAGTCTTTCCCTTCGGATTTCTCCAAGGCAACGATGTACGTCCGTTGAAGGCCAGCCCGAGTCGCCAGTGCTTGCTGAGTCAAGACTGGCGTTCTTCTTCTGCGTTCCCGTCTCAGCCATTGAGCATACGTCAGCGGTGAAGCCATGCCTTGATTGTCTGACACGGTCGTACTTGACACAACGTCATACCATGTCATATCATGATTCGCATAGTCATATGACGTAGGAGTACGATTCATGACATTGACGGAGAAAAGGGAGAGTTCTCGGATCATCTTCCGTGTTGACTCCGATCTGAAGGAACGCATCGCACGAGATGCGGAGGAACGATTCGGCGGCAACGAAAGCATGACCGTGCGCGCCGCGCTTGAGCTTTATCTCGATCTCCGCGACGTTCATGGACCGCACTTCGATTTGATAGTCCTGGGGCTTCGACAGCCGCGCGAGTTGAAGGCAGCGATATGACCGCTGCGACATCCACGGAAAACCTGACCCTCAAGCAACTCTGCGAAGAAATCGGCTACAGCGATCGGACCGTGATGAGGCTGCTCGCGGAAGGCAAGGGGCCGGGAATCAAGACCGGCAACCGCTACCTGATCCGCCGCGAATGGGTCGACAAGTGGAAAGCGGGCGAGCTGGGTTTCTGGTCCATCGCCATCGCCGGACTTCGCCAGGTCGAATCGATACCAGAGCCGGAACCCATCTATGTGCGAAGGGTGTCCTAGATGCGTACCGAACAGACCGTCATCAGCACTGATCAATACGACGCGTGGTACCGCGAGTTGCTTCGCGAGGAGAGCGCCGGCATCCGGCATTGGATTCAACGCCGGCGGGAAGAGGAGCGAGCAAATGCCGAAACGGCAGCAGCCCCGGCCAACGAGTTGGGTGATGGAGAAGAAGGGCAACCGATACCGGGTGCGCGGGCCGATCGAGGACCGCGACGGATTGCCACTCCCGGAGCTGCCGGAGGAGTACTTGCTCTCATCCAAGGCGCGGGCAATGTCGATCCTCAACGGCCGGGCGAGCAACCGGATGACAACGGAGCAGGCCGAACGGCTGCGGCAGATCGACTTGCAGCAATTCCCACAGAAATCGGCGGCGGAACTGCGAGCGGAAGCGGCGAAGAACAAGGAGGAGCGGCTGATCCGCATGCACGGATCGGCGGAATCGGCGGCGAAGGCGAAGCTGAACCACATTCTCCGCGAGTCCCGGCGCCTGGCACCGGAAGCGACTACCAGTTCGTCCGCACTGACTCCGCCTACCTGATGTTGGTCGCCAAGGGCAACCGGCTGCGGGCGGGCATGCACCTGGCCGACAGCCGAAATCCCCGGCTGAAGCTTACGGACGAACAACGCGAAGACCTGTATTGGAAGTCGATCGAAGCCGGCGAGCGCGCGACCGCCGCCGAAGTGCTCGCAGTGGGATTTTGACCAATGACGACAGAGACCGAGCTCGCCGAACACCGCGAGCAACTGGCCGAAGCCGAGGCCGAAATCGAGCGGATTCGCGAAGAGAAGCGAACGTGCGACGCCGCACTCGCCTGGCTGCGGCTGGATGAAGAACAGCGTGAGTGGCAGGAGAAGGCCGATCGCCTTCGCAACCTGGTGAGGTGGGGATAGATGCTCGGATTTCTGTTTGGGCCGAAGTGGGCTTTGATGCCCAAGACGGCGTACGACGACCGCGCCAACGGCACCGGTGAGATCCCGGCGCGGAATTGCCTGCACTGCGTTGCCGCGAGCATGGTTGAGGGCGAGGCGTACGTCCTCATTGACGTGCACGAGACGATCAAACGCGGCGAGCCTATGACGTTCGCCGGGCTGCGCACGGGCGACCACGTCATCTTCCTCGGCGAAATGGAGGACGGCATCGCCGCCGACATTCGCATCGAAATCGATGAGGTCCATCTCAAACGTTCCCAACTTGCTCATGAGAGTGCTGCCTCCGAGGCCGTCGCTGCAGTCGAAGCACTGCTCTTCGGTGAGTCGAAATGATTGCGGCCGGAAGCGTCGCGACCAGCACCCGAGGCAACGCCCGCACCTGCGCCGAACGGGTGTCGTCTGGCCCATTGTCTCGGGTGCTGCTCGCGGCGCTTCCGCACGGCGCCGCAGCGTCCCTTCCCTTCCGGACCCGCCGGGCCGCACACCCGGCAGCCACCACCCCGCCCCTCATCGGGGTGGTGGTCACAGCGCCTCGATGTCTGCCAAACGGATGGTCCGCTTGGCGGCGCCGATCTCGGGGCGCTGCGACCGCCATCGCGCGAGCGGTGATTGAAGGCAAGAAAGGAGATCGCCATGCCCGGTTAGCTCGGACGTGGAAATGCTCAGAGTTGGTTGAGAACGCACGAGAGATCAACGCCACCACCCGAACGGCTGGGAGGACACCATGTAGCTCCCCGGCAAGTGGTGAGCGGCGGCAATTACGGGCGGACGAACACACCTACCCGAATCGCACTCGAGAGAGCGCCGAGCCGCCGCGACACCACCACGCGCTCACGCCGAGCGCACCACTGACTCTAGCCGCGCACGGTCAATGCGGCCGTGACGCAACCGCGAAAAGGAGCAACGTACTTGCGATGGGTACCCCACCCAAGCTGCACCGCCGCCTGGTGGAGAGCATCGAGCACTTTCAGGAGTCGTTCGACAGCGCGCTCTCACCCGAGTCCGACGGCGGGATCAGCATCACCCCGTTCGAATTCATGAGCCTGGGAGCCGAGCTCCACAACTCGTTGATGCCCTTGGTCCTGCAGACCGCCGACACGATGCGGCTGGTGGGCACGGCGATCGATACCGGAGTTGAGTCAGCCTGGCTCGCCCGGCAAATGCAGGAGCAAGTCGAACTCACGAAGCGGCTCGAAGCGGAGCGGTACGAGGAGGCGGAGGCGGTCGCGCACCTGCTGGTGATGACCGAGAGCGCCGCCTAACGACGAACGCTCATCCGAGGGCAATCGGACGAGCGCTCTATCAAAGGGACAACCTAGGGAGATTTTACATCATGCCGAGAACGATCGAAACAACAAACACCACGACGATCCGCCGGCTCAATGCCGCGATCGGCGACGTGACCGTTTCGCTGACGGTCGTGCAAGGGGCCAAGGGCGATGCGGCGAGTGCGGAGGCGATCTTCCGCCAGCTCCGCGATGCCGCTGCCGAATCGGTCGACGATCAGTCGCTGCAGGGCGCGATCTGGACCGCTTGGAGCGAAGACGTCGACACGCACATCTGCGAGCACCGCGAGCTCAAGCGCAGCCAGTGGGAAACCACGAAGCCGCTGGTGATCATCGCGGCGCCCGGCGCGCACGCGCCTGAGATCGATAACGCCTGCCGCAACTACGACGGAGAGCAGATCGCATGAGCATCGATCTGTTTGATGTCGCTGTTCGCCTCCTGATTGTCCTGGTTTGCATTGCCGGTGCCGTTTGGGGATTCGCCACGGTATCCGCCCTGAGTGCGTCACGACGGAGTGATGCTGTTTTTGGAGATGGTGAGTGATGGCTGATCGAGCGCTTTCAACGATTCAACCCTCGGATGCCGCGACTCCACGGGAAGTCGGCTCAATTGTCTCAATGGGACGAGCGAGCGCCGTGGACTACCTCGTGGAATTCGAGGCCGCAATCAAGATCGGGGAGTACATCTTCCAGTCTGGTCTTGCTCCCGCCGGTGTGAGGAACGGCGCAGCCGCTGCAGTGCTCATCCTGACCGGCCACGAATACGGCATGTCGTGGATGCAATCGATGCGGCTCTTCCACGTCATTGGCAATAAGGCCGTGCTCTCATCCGACGCGATGATGGGCCTCATCAATGACCACTGCCGGCGCATGGGTGGCGGCTACGCGAAGGTGATTGAGGAAACGACCGAACGTTGCACGGTTGAGTTTCAGCGACATGACCGCAGCGACAACGAATACGCAACCTTCTCGATGGACGATGCCAAGCGCGCGAATCTCGCCAATAAAGAGACGTGGAAAGCCTACCCACAAGACATGCTCCGTGCGCGGGCGCAGGCCAGGGCTTGCCGAAGAGGATGGCCGGAGATCGTCGGCGGCATGTACGACCCGGATGAGCTAAGCGGGAGTTCGCAGGACGTGGGAGGCAGCGCCGGTGGGTATGTGGAGGTGCAACGCCCGACCGCGATCGCGAAAGCGATCGAAACGAAGATCGCGACCGGCGACCAGAACATCATTGATGCGGACACATCAAATCCCATTCCGAGGGATAACGCATCCAACAAAGCGCAGCAACCCCGTCAAACCACTGCTGCCAAAAACACCGCCACCGAAGCCAACCCCTCGCCGCGCGCAACCCCGAAAGCGATAGCTGACCTCAAGGCGTTTGCGGCTGAAAAGCACGTGGACGAGACCGACCTGCTCAAGCTCGCCTGGTTCAACTGCCAGGTCCAGCAATTGGAAGAGCTCGATGGCAAGGGCATGTACAGCATGCGAAGCATCCTCCAGCGACCGATCGACGAGTTGTCTATCGCGGTCAGTGATGCGCGTGACTGCTGGGACGACGCCATAGCCAAAGCGGCGGAGGCCGAGCTGACCGGCGAGGAAGAGGACGGCGACTACACGGACCTCAACGACTAACCCGACCGATTCGCATCCATCGGCCGGGTAAGCCGGCAAGAAAGGTTCTGCTCGCATGAGCCTATCCATCAATAAAACGATCCAACGGATCTACGTCACCAAGTGCTACGCCATGGGCGAAGACATCATCGCCGGGGTCCACTCGACCGAAGAAGGCGCACGCCTGCTCGATCAACAGCTCACTGCCGATGGCTTCAAGCCACAAACCTACGAATGCATCCCGCTCGACTGCGTTGATGTCCCGTACGTGAAGCACGTATGGGTAATGAAGGTCGACTTCGATGAATGGGATGGCGAGGTGTCTATTCGCGTGATGCCGGTGCCGGTGCTGCCATCGCAGGCTCTGTACGAGCCCGAATGGAGTCATCGTGGATTCCGGATGTTCTTCATGGCTGGGGAGAGCGAGCACGATGCGCTCGCAGTCGCCTTCCAGTTGTATCGCGAGCAGCGAACGCAGATGGAAAGCCTCACGGCGGAAGTACGAACGCGAGAGCGCACCCGCACCGAAGAGCGGAAACGAGCCGAGCGGACAGAGGCGAAAGCCGATTTGCTCCCAGCGCCAGAAACCGTCGAAAACACCTTCCGCTCCGCTGGCGAGGTCGAATTCTAGTCCCTGATCCGGCCGGGTCCTGAATCCGGCCGTGGAGATTTGCTGCCATGGTGCAATCCGTACCGCTCTCAACCAACGACCAGCCCACCCCATTGCGTCGAGCCGGTGCCGAGGAGCGCCGAGATGAAGTCCGTCGCGCTGCTGCTGAGCGGATGCGTGAACGCGCGGACAAGCTGCAGTCACGAGCTGAAAAGCTGGAGTCGGGCGTGCTGTTCGACATCCCCGACGACTACCAGTTCTTTTCTCAGGAGTTCCTCAACGCGCCGTCCATCGAAGCCATCGCTTCAAGCCTCATTGGCAAGTGGCCGGAGTTCGATGGCCTCGAGGACCTGCAGCTTCGGTACCTCTGGAAGAAGAAAGGCGGTGCCAAGGGCGGCATTCTCACGCTCGGCAAATGCGAGAAGGTCAGCGGACTCTCGCACTACTTCAGCGAAGCGGATTTCGTCATCTGGATAGCGGCCGACAACTGCCGCGAACTGGAGATCACGAAGGAGCAGATGGTCGCCGAGGTCTACCACGAGCTCAAGCACATCGAGATCATCGAGGATGAGATCACTCAGGAAATCACCTACGCCATTCGGCCGCACGATGTCGAGATGTTCTTCGATGAAGTGAACCGCTACGGGTTGTGGCGTGAAGCGCTCAATGGCGCCGCCGAGACATTTGCGCAGCTCCGGTTGCCGGTCGAGGAGCGGTAACCAGCGATGGCGCGGCGACGATATCTCTCTACGAAGATTTCCACCGATACCAGGGTCAACCGTCTCGCGATGGAGAGCGGGGACTTTGCAGCACTGCTGTACACCTGGCTCATTCCCCACGCGGCTGACGATCGCACCCTGACCGGTGACCCGGAAGAGCTGATGCTTCAGGTCTGCCCAGGTCGGAGAGATAAGTCGCCGGAAGACATTGCGGCCGCACTCAACGCCATGGTCACACTCGGTCTGATCGTCTGGGATCGAGGTGCGGCGACCATCGAGATCGCGGCCGACGATTGGCATCGTTGGCTCGGCCCATCCGATATCTCTCAAAGGATTCGCGACATCACCACTGCGCAATGGCGACGACTCCGAATTGCTGTGTTTGAGCGCGACGATTATCGATGCCAGTACTGCGGCATAGTCGCTGCAAGTCCTGAATGCGACCACGTGATCCCCATTAGTCGCGGCGGCACGAATGAAATGTCGAACTTGGCTACGGCGTGTCGGAAATGCAACCGCTCCAAACAGGCCAAGCTGATCACGGAATGGGTGCATTGATGGCCTGGGTCAAGATCGACGACCAGTTTTCCCAGCATCCGAAGGTCGCATTAGCCGGTCCTCTGGCGAGTTGGCTCTACGTGTGCGGACTCTGTTACTGCAACAAGTTCCTCACTGATGGAGTCATTCCCGAGCGGATCGTACCGACACTTGCTGACTTTTCGGGAATCAAAATCGAAGCAAATGACGAAGCAACGAGTCAAGCAAATGGCGAAGCAAACGCGAAGCAACTTGCTTCGATTTTGGTTCAGGTCGGATTGTGGGAAAAGACGGACGCCGGGTTCTTGATCCATGACTACTTGGAATTCAACCCGTCGCGCGATGAAGTGCTTGCCACACGAGAAAAGCGCGCCGCTTCGGGGAGAAATGGAGGAAAGAAGTCCGGAGAGGTTCGTGCAGCGAAGCAAAATCGAAGCAAAGTGCTTAGCAAATTGCCAAGCAAACTCGAAGCAAACGGTCAAGCAAAACACGAACCCCGTATCCCCATAAGAGTTAACGAACAGATTGCTACGCAATCTGGAGCCGAGGCTCCGGACGGCGGCACTCCGAAGCTTGAAGAAGCCAAGGGACAAAACGGCAAGCCGCAGTGGGTGGCGAAGGGACCGGCGCAAGAACTCGTCGCTTGGTGGGCTGATCACTCGGGCGCCGGTATTCCTGCGATGTTCGATGCGGCGGTGGGTGCTGCTCAGAGACTCATCAAAGCTGGTCTGACTATCGAGCAGGCGCCGCAGCTATACGCCTACTGTGCCGAATTCCAGAGCGGTGTGACGCTCCAGAAGATGGCCGGTCAATTCGATTCCTGGCGGGCGGCGGCCACTGCGCCACGCCGACCGCCTCCGAAGCCGCCTCAATCTCCGCGCTCCGCTACTGACCTGATCACAACAACCGGCAAATTCAACCCATGGGGTGACTACAAGGACCAGCAGTCATGACCCTGAAACGCTACGAGGGATTCACCCTCGACACCTTTCCGAAGCCCGAAGAGGCGAACCAGATTCTCGCCTGGCTCAACAGCGGCGAGTGGAAACGCGGCGCGAACTTGATCCTGACGGGTCCGATCGGCACCGGCAAGAGCGGACTCGCCGCGTCGGCGCTGCACTGGTTTTCCGAGCATGCCTGGCGAGCGGTTCTGAAGTTTGCCGATGTACCGGAAATGCTCGAACGGTGGCGGCCGCCGGCGGATTTCGACCGTATGGCGCCCTACCTCACGGCGCACGTCCTGGTCCTCGACGACCTCGGCGTGGAGCGGGCAAGCGAGTGGGTCCGCGAGCGGCTCTACGTCCTGGTGCATCGCCGCTACATGGATCGCCTGCCGACGATCGTGACGACGAATCACACCATCTCCACCCTCGCCCAGCACATCGGCGAGCGAACCGTGAGCCGGCTCCAGGATGGCGCAACGGTGGTTGCGGTGACCGGCAAGGACTTGCGGCGATGAGCAGCCACTGGACGTCGATCGGCGACACCCTCAAACCGAAACGGCAGCCAACTCCGCTTGAGCAAGAAGCCATCGGCGAGGTCTACGAGCTGGCTCGGAGATTTGCCGCCGGCGATAGCTTGGTCGAAGAAATCCGGGCTGCGACGTCGCCTCGGCAACGACGGTTGGCGGCGGAATTCACCGGCGCGGACCATGCCGACTTCGCCGCGCTGATGTTGATGCTCGATGCCCTCACTCGCTCCGAGCCTGGTGTGATTGTCACGGCGACCGGGGTTCTCGCTGATGAAGAGCTCGGCAATGCACGGATCACTCGCGAGAACGGTCGCGACGTTGTCGCCTTCCCGATCCGAACGCCATGGCGGATCAAGCCGGACGAGAACGGCGAGGGTGGGGTTCGCGGAGAGCCGATCTATCGGTCGGAACGAGAGCGCGGCCCCGAGTACGGCGAGTTCCGCGTATCGACCGGCGAGATTGTGACGAAGCAACGGGAGCCGGAATGGTGGGAAACCGAATGACCACCGACCGCGTCTCCATCCCGCGCGCCGTTGCGGTAGCCCTCGAGCGATTGACCGCCGTCACCGTCGCCACCATCGAGACCTTCGAGCAACAGGGCAAACCGATCGGCCGCAACACCTATCGCGATGCGGTTTGGATGCATAGCGAACTGCTGAAAGCGCTCGACCCGAAACCGATCAGAGCGCTGCCGACCACACCCAACCTGACCATTCTCCCCTGCCCGAGCAAGGAGCAAATCACGAGTGAAAGCAACGATCAAACAACTCGACTTAGCGAAAGCGCTGGATCTGGCGCGCCGGGGATTGCCGAGCAAGACCGCGATGCCGATTCTCAACCACTTCCTAATCACCGCGGAGCAGGGAGCCCTGCACATCAGCGCAACCGACCTGCAGCTCGGCATCAGCGCCGTGGCGGTCGCCGAGGTCGCTGAAGACGGGCAGTTCACCGTCGATGGCGAGCGGTTCACCGAGTGGGTCAAAGGACTGCCGCCGACACATCCGGTGACGCTGAGTATGCCAACCGGTAAATCGCGCAACGTCCTCTCAGTGACCGCAGGTCCGGCAAGCTGCAAGATCAATTGCCTCGATGTGGAGGACTATCCCGTCACGCCAACGACCGTGGACGATGCGACGATGATCGCCGTAGGTGGGGAGCAGCTCGCCACGCTGATCAACCAGGTTGCGATCGCTGCGGCGAAGGATGCATCGCGCCCGGTCCTTTCTGGCGTCTATGTCGAAGCGGACGGGGCCCTCCTGACGATGGCCGCTGCGGATGGATTTCGGCTTGCTGCCGGATCAGTGCAACTCGCTGATCCGTTGTCCGCCAAGATCACCACGATCATTCCAGCCGTTGCGCTACGAGAGCTCGCATCGATGGCGAGCGACCAGTCGAGTCCGGTGGTGGCTGGTCTCAACACCGAGGCAAGTCAGGCAACGGCGCACCTGTTTGCAAGTGAGTGGGTGTCATCGCTGATCGAGGGCACCTTTCCGAACTTCCGACTCATCATTCCCCGCGAATTCGCTACCGAGGTCGTCATCGACCGGGCTGATCTGCTTGCGGCGACCAAGCGTGCCCGCGGCTTTGCCAAGGACAACAACGACACGCTTCGGCTCGAGATTCGCGATGCCTCGGTGTTGGTGTCGGCGATCGCCCTCGATCGCGGGGACACGCAGACCGTGCTTCCGGCAGAGATCACCGGTCCGGGCCTCGACATCATGGTTGATGAGCGCTACTTCACTGCGGCCGTTTCCGTATTGGATGGCGAGCAGGTCTATCTCGGATTCAACGACTTCAAATCCGCGATCGTCATCCAGCCCAGCCGCGACGCGGCACTGACGCACGTCGTCATGCCGAAGGTGACCAAGGCTGAGGGAGCGAACTAACCATGCAGAGCAACCCTTTACCGGCGATGCCGGAACAATCTGTCGATCAGCCGATCACGGTCAAAGTCGGCCAAACGCTTGTCATCGAAGATGGCGACTTTGCTCTCGATAAATTCCGGATCACGGAGCATGGGCTATTCACCGCCACGATCAAATCAACTGCCGATACCTTCGTCGCCACCCACGCCGAATGCCGGCACTGCCACTTCACTGCGGAAACAACTTCGGAAGACGACGACCAGTCTGGATTCGAGTACCGGGTCTGGAATCACGAGCAGGACAACCCCGGCCACGTCATTGGCTATCGGACTGAGACGGAGAGGTGTTGGTAATGAGCGACCAGACCTTCGACATCTGGGCTGTCGTGGAACTAATGGGCCATCGCCGTGTAGTTGGTCGCGTAACCGAGCAAGAGATCGCCGGCGCCGGTTTCCTTCGCATCGACATCCCGTCCGATCCGCCGCAGACCCAGTTTTATGCCCCGGGCTCGGTCTACGCACTGACTCCAGTCAGTGAAGAGGCGGTGCGCGTGGCGGCGAAACGATCGACAGATCCGATCACTGAGTGGGAGTTGCCGGCGCACATCCGGGCAGGAATAAGGCTGGCCGCACCTGACCGCTCGATCCCCGATGGCGAAGACGAAGATGACGAGGTGGCGTTCTGATGAGCGACCTGATTCAGCAATCCCTCTTCAGTGCCGCTCCATCCGCCGAGCGCCTCACCCCGGCAACGCCGCGTGACCGCGCGATCGATTGGGCGATCCGGATGGTGGCGAATCCCGATGTCGTGTACCTCGATCTGGAGACTACAGGCATCGGATCAGACGCCGAAATCTGCGATGTGGGAATTGTGGCCGCCGACGGCTCGGTGCTAGTTGATACGTTGGTGCGGCCAGAAAACCCGATTCCTGCCGAAGCGGAAGCGGTGCACCATATCAGCGACCTCATGGTGAAGGATGCTCCGACATTCCCCGAGGTGATCGACACAATTCGATCGGCGGTTGGAGGCAAAGTGCTCCTGGTTTATAACCTCGGATACGATCTCCCACTCATCAATCGCGTTTGTCAGCGCTACGACCTGCCTCCGATCTCGCTTGATATCGCCGGGCGTGGATGCGCAATGCTCGCCTACTCCGATCTGATCGGCGAACTCAACGAATGGGGCAAGCCCCGCTGGCACAAGCTTGATAAGGCCGCCGAGCGCTACGGCATTCCGCCTGGCGGACACCGCGCGCTTGCGGATGCCATCACGGCGCGTCTCGTGGTGATTGGGATGTCCAAGGAGTTGGCTTCGTGATGTCAATTCTCTCGGAGATTCCCGGGGTTTTTGGTATAATTCCGGAAACCAATAGAAGTGCCGGGGCGATGCTGGAACATCCCCCGGCGCGGTCAAACGACGCAAGGAGGTCGTTCGACATGGCGGAGCATACCCCAAGTATTCCCCATGCGGAAAAGAAGAAGCGCGTTCGCGGCCCGCTCGCCGATCGACTGTGGTCGCGCGTGGATCGCCGTGGGCCCGATGAGTGCTGGCCCTGGCAAGGCGCAACAAACAAGAAAGGCTACGGCGCTCTATGGAACGGCGTCGATAAGAACGTCGGTGCGCATGTCGCCGCTTACGAACTCACATTCGGGCCAATACCCGATGGGATGGATGCATGTCACACATGCGATAACCCGTCGTGCTGCAATCCGGCGCACATCTTTCCAGGAACCCGGAGAGACAACATGCAGGATTGCGCTGCAAAGGGGCGCAATGGCTCTCAACGTCATCCCGAACGGAGACCGCGCGGAGATCAGCATTGGGCGAGGACGAGTCCTGAGCGCTTAGCTCGCGGCGAAAGGGCAAACGCCGGGAAGGGCGTCCTCACTGTAGATCAGGTAATGGAAATCCGGAGGATTTACGCAGCCGGAGGGATATCTCAAGCCGCTCTTGGACGAAAGTTTGGAGTCTCACAAACCCAAATCGGCAAGATCGTCCGTGGCGAGCGCTGGTCGTGGCTAGCTGATGAGGGGACAGCGAAGGCGGTGAGCGTATGACCGTCTACGTTGACGAGGCCATGATCCCGTATCGCGGAATGCGCATGAACCATCTCATCGCTGACACCCACGAAGAGCTCATCGCGATGGTGCGCAAGATCGGGGTGCAGGAAAAGTGGATTCAGTACCCCGGCACGCCGAAAGAACACTTCGACATCGCGGCTTCGAAGCGCGAGCTCGCGATCAAGCATGGTGCCGTGCCGATTACACCGCTCCAACTGGGCGAACTGCTCATGGAGCGAAATCGGCAGGCGTCGATGGCGAATGAGGTGGCTCAATGAAAGCCATCAGCGTCATCCAACCCTGGGCCTGGCTACTCGCCTCGGAGAACAAGCAGTTCGAAACGAGATCGTGGAGCACGACGTATCGCGGACCGATCGCCATACACGCCAGCCGGCGAACAGCTGAATCGGACGCCTCCTACTACGGCATGCTGCACGATAAGCGGATCGCAGTTGAACTTCTTGCTCGAAACATTCCGGTGGTTACCGATCTCGCATACGGCGCCGTGATCGGCACGGCCGAGCTCGTCGCCTGTCATCCCGTCGAGGATCTCTGGCTTGACCTCGGCGTGTTTGAGGGACGGGTCGGGAACTTCGATTCCGGACGGTTCGCGTGGGAGCTTCGCGGCGCGGTGCTTCTGCCACGGCCAGTCCCGGTTCGTGGCAACCAGGGGCTTTGGGAGTTTGACGAGTCGTTGATCGGAGCACTGGCATGACCACCACCTCTACCCTCTCCGACCTCTCCACGACGGACCTCTTCGAGCGTCTCGGCATTGTTGACGACGATATCGCCGCGGCGGAAGACCGGATGCGCAGCGCGAAGGCCTTCCGCGAGGAAATCCGGGTCGAGATCGAATCGCGGCTCCGCGAAAGCGGCGCGGCGAAGCTCGACGATCCGGACTCTGGCTATTCGGCGACGCTGCGAAGGACCGCGAGATGGAACGTCGATGAGGACGCGGTAACGAAATACCTCACCGAGCACGGCACGCTCGACGCCTACATGGTCCGCGTGCTCGATCGCGAGCTCGTATTGGCGGTGGGGAAGAAACGGCCGATGCCGGGGGTGGCGAAGACCGAGACGGAGTCGCTGGTGATTCATCGCCCGAAGCCGGTGGTGATGCCGGATTTGGCGCAGCGGTTTGGGTCGGCTGAGCAGAAAGGGACGGTGGGCGATGAGCTTCCCTTCTAGTTCCTACGCCGACTTCATCGAGCGTAAATCGCAACTCGACGGAAATTTTGGGTTCGATCCGAAATTCATGCCCGATGCCGCGAAGCCGCTCCAGGTTGCGCTCACCGAATGGTCAGCGCGCAAGGGGCGCGCCGGCATCTTTGCCGATACCGGTCTCGGCAAGACGTTGATGGAGCTCAGCTGGGCGGAAAACGTCGTGCGACGAACCGGCAAGCCAGTGCTGCTCTTGACCCCGCTTGCCGTCGCCCCACAGACCGTCCGCGAGGCGGAGAAGTTCGGCATCTCGGCCGAGCAGTCGCGGAACGGCGAGGTATCGCGCCGCATCGTCGTGGCCAATTACGAGCGACTCCACTACTTCAACCCGGCCGATTTTGGGGCGGTCGTCTGCGACGAATCCAGCTGCATCAAGAACGCGAAGTCCCGGACGAAGGCCGAGGTTGTGGCGTTCATGCGCAAAACGCAATTTCGCTTGCTCGCCACCGCCACGCCGGCGCCGAACGACTACCCCGAATTCGGCACGTCGTCAGAAGCCCTCGGGTATCTCGGATTCATGGAGATGCTCGAGCGGTTTTTCAAGAACGACAAGAACAACTCCGAGACGGCCCGGGTCTACGGCCGGGCGTCGATGTGGCGATTCAAGGGTCACGCCGAGCAACCCTTCTGGCGCTGGCTATCTTCCTGGGCACGCGCGGTGCGCAAGCCATCCGATCTCGGGTTCTCGGACGAGGGCTACGACTTGCCTCCGCTCACTTATCGGACGCACCTCGTGCAGCCGCGGTCAACGCAGTCTGGCATGCTCTTCGATCTGCCGGCATCCGGGTTTTTCGAAGTCAAGCAGGAGCGCAACCGCACCGTTGCGGAGCGCTGCGAGCAAGCGGCTGCCATCGCGAACGACACGACGGATCCGGTTGTCGTCTGGTGTTACCGAAATAATGAAGGGGAGCTCCTCGAAAAGCTGATTCCGGATGCCCTGCAGGTCTCGGGGGCCGATTCCGACGACGACAAAGAAGCGAAGCTGCTGGCGTTCACGGATGGCAACGCCCGTGTGCTCATCACCAAGCCGGTGATCGGCGCCTGGGGGCTGAACTGGCAGCACTGCAACCGCGTGGTGATGTTTCCCGACTACTCCTTCGAGCAGCACTATCAGGCGGTCCGGCGCTGCTGGCGCTTCGGCCAGACCCGTCCAGTCACAGTTGATCTGGTCACAACACCCGGCGAGGCCGATGTGCTCGATCGACTCCAGCGCAAATCCGCTCAAGCCGATCGCATGTTCACTGAGCTGGTCGCTCACATGAATCAAGAACTCCACATCGACCGTCGCGGGATGCCGTCGGTGGAGACCGCGCTGCCAGCCTGGCTCGCCGGCGATGCCGAGAAAGTGAGCGCCGCCTAGATGGCTGTTTACGATCAAGTCATCACCGATCACTACGCCCTCTATAACGGCGATGCGATTGAGGTGATGGCCACGTTTCCTGACGAATCCATCCATTTCTCGATCTACTCGCCGCCGTTCGCGCGGGATCATGGCGGGCTCTTCGTTTATTCGAGCGATGAGCGCGATCTATCAAACAATGACAGCTACGAATCCTTCTTTGCGCACTACGCGTTCGCCGTTGATCAACTGACGCGGGTGACGATGCCGGGGCGGATGACCGCCGTGCATTGCATGGATGTGCCGAGCGGCAACAGCGGCAACGATCACCTGATCGATTTCCCCGGCGACATCATCCGCCTCTATGAGCGCTTCGGCTGGAAGTACACGCACCGCTACCACGTCTGGAAAGAGCCGCTCACGGTCCGCAATCGCACCCTTGCCAAAGGACTCTTTCATCAAACGCTGGTCGAGGATTCGTCGCGCTGCTCCCTCGCGGTTGCCGATTATCTGTTGATCTTCCGGCGCAAGGGCGAAAACCCGATTCCAATCGCGCACCCGAACGGCCTCCTGGAATACGCCGGCGAGCGGCCGATCCCAGCCGAGTTGCTCAAGTACAAAGGCTGGCAAGGGAAGCAAATCGAAAACCAGTACTCGCACTGGATCTGGCGCCAATACGCCTCGGCCTTCTGGGATGACGTGCGCCTCGACCGCGTGCTGCCCTATCAGGAAGCCAGAGACGAGGAAGACGAGAAGCACGTTCACCCGCTGCAGCTCGATGTCATCGACCGCGCGATAGTGCTCTGGAGCAACCCCGGCGAGCGGGTAATGACGCCATTCATGGGGGTCGGTTCAGAGGTCTACGGCGCCGTGCGTGCCGGCCGCTTCGGCATCGGGGTCGAGCTCAAGGCCGCCTATTTCCGCCAGGCGGTGAAGAACGTCGAGCGGGCGCGTGTCGAGCACGTGCAGGAGCAGATGCCGCTCTTCGCGGGACTGAGCGAGGTGGCGTCATGACCGGCCGTGTGGTGCACGTCAAGGACAACGTGCCAGGCGCGGTGTACATCGGTCGAGCAACGCGCTCGCATCCAAAAGGATCAATTCTCGGCAATCCATTCAAGATCGGACGAGACGGGACGCGAGCGGAGTGTGTTCAACGGTATCGTGACTGGCTCCCGACGGCAATTCACCAGTACCCGGCAATGATCAACGAGTTGATTGCTCTTCGGGGGCACGACCTGGCATGTTGGTGTCGCCACGAAAACGACGAAAAGCGCATCGGCAATGCCTGCCATGGCGATGTGCTCCTTGATCTCCTGGAGCGGTACACCGACGACGAGCTACGTGCGATGAGTGAGGTGACGTCGTGAAAACGCACCTTGATCTCTGTTCCGGCATTGGCGGCTTCGCGTTAGCGGCGTCGTGGGCTGGCTACACCACCATCGGATTCTGCGAGATCGACCCCTGGTGCCGCAGGGTACTTGCGAAGCACTGGCCGGGAGCACCCCACCATGACAACGTTCGAACGCTTACGGCTGCCATCGTTCGAGGATGGCTTGAATCGGCCGCTCTACGAGCCAACAATCTTGTTCCCGACCGCGACCGCGAAGGACACCGAGCGCAGCCCGGAATCGTACATGCAGATGAAGCGGTCAATGCAAGGCGGGGAACGGCGGACGATCTCGGCGCTCTCGACGGCGGTTCAGGCCGGCTCGATCTCCTTACCGGAGGATATCCCTGCCAACCATTTAGCGTCGCCGGGCGGCGACTGGGCGCGGCGGATGACCGCCATCTCTGGCCAGCAATTGCAGCACTGGTTGCCGACGTCCGGCCGGCTCGCTGCCTGTTTGAGAACGTTGCTGGGCATGTCACGCTGGGACTCGATGCTGTGTTGGCTGATCTGGAGTCAATCGGCTACGCCTGCCAGGCGATTGTTATTCCGGCTGCGGGCGTGGGAGCCTGGCATCGCCGCGACCGCGTCTGGATTCTTGCCGACGCCGAGTCTTCCAAGTGGCGGGAACACTGGCGAGCTTATCCCCAACAAGAACCACTTTTTACGGAAATCTGGCAAGAAGGAGCACTTGGGGCTGGATCAGGCGGTGAAACTCCTGCCGACGGCGACGGCCAACTCGGGGAATGGCGAGGGGATGCATGGCGAGGGATCGCTGAATCTTCAGACGGTGGTTTCACTGCTGCCGACGCCGACGGTCAACGACGCGAAGAGTCTGACGGCACCCTCACAAATGGAGCGCAACTCACTGCCGCTTTCAGCGGCAGTGAGAATGATGCCAACGCCCAGGGCGGAAGGATTCGACGCAAGGAGTCATTGCGGGAAACCGGATTCGCTCCACGCACTCATGAAACTGATGCCAACACCGCAAGCGACCGATCCGAGAACGGCGTACACCAGCGAGGGCTACGGCCCGAACCTGTCGGAGGCAGTGGGGCAGAAACCGAGATCGAAGCTGAGACTCTCGGCGGCCTGGGTGACGCGGTTCATGGGGTATCCGGACGATTGGCTACTCGACCTTCCGCCCGATCCAATCATCGACTCGGCCGCCATGACGCCGGATCAGCGCGCGAAGGTGGCGGCGCACGATCTCCTCGTGATGGATGGCAACCGGCATCCCTGAATCCGTGGTCAACGCCGGAGTGGGAACGCGATCAACCGCGCATCCTTGCCTCCGAACACGACCGGACGAAGAAATTGAAGGCGCTCGGAAACGCCATCGTCCCGCAGGTTGCCTACGAGATTTTGCGCGCCTGGGATGGTGATGCCGCATGAGCACCCTCGAACTAGCAGCCGATCTGCACCTGCCAACCGAGGCGGTGACTCAAACGCTGGCCATACTGGCAAAAAGAGGGTCTGGTAAGACGTATACGGCTAGCGTGCTGGTCGAGGAACTTCTCGGCGCCAGCGCTCAGGTGGTGATTATTGATCCACTCGATGTGTGGTGGGGACTCCGGGTCGCAGCGGATGGCGAGGGACCAGGACTGCCGATCGTCGTCCTCGGCGGTAGCCGTGGCGACTTGCCCCTCGAAGCCGCAGCAGGCGTCATCATCGCCGACATGGTGGTCGAGGAAGGCATCAGCTGCATCCTCTCCTTGCGCCATCTCTCAAAGACGCAACAGCGTCGCGTGGTCGCCGACTTCGCTGAACGCCTCTACCACCGCAAGGGTGAGCCGGAGCACCGCGGCCCGCTGCACGTCGTGATCGACGAGGCCGACGCCTTCGTACCGCAACGCGTCGCTGCCGACACCGCGCGCGTCATGGGTGCCGTTGACGACTTGGTACGCCGCGGTCGCGCGAGCGGCCTGGGAGTGACGCTCATCACCCAGCGCCCGGCCGTCCTGCATAAAGACGTCTTGACCCAGATCGAGGTGCTTGTCGCCCTGCGCACGGTCAGTCCACAGGACCGGGCCGCGATCAAGGCCTGGATCGAAGGGAACGACGACGAAAACCAGGGCCCCACCGTATTGGCGTCATTAGCGTCCCTTGACATCGGCGAGGCGTGGATTTGGTCGCCCGGTTGGCTCGCATTCTCCGCCGTGTCCGTATCCGGCGACGGCACACGTTCGACAGCAGCTCCACGCCGGCAGTCGGCGCGACGCCGCTGGCTCCGAGAGCACTCGCTTCGGTTGACCTGGCAGCGTTGCGGGTTCGTCTCGACGCGGCAGCCGATCCACCTAAAGACGATATTGCCGCCCTTCGCCGGCGCATCGCTGAGCTTGAGCTTCGGGCTCCAGCGGTGGAGGTCGTGGAAGTCTCCGTCATCAGCGATGACGCTCTTGCCCGACTGGAGCGCCTGGCGGCCCAGCTCGCCGACCTCGGGACCGAGGTGACACAGATCGGCCAGGGCATCCGCGAGCAGATCGCCAAGGTCGGGGGACCGTCACCGCGCCATGCCGCTCCTCCACGGCCGGAATCCGTTGCACCTCGCGTCACCCATGCCATCGAGCCCGCGGGAGGCCAGTTGCGAGCGGGTGAACGCCGCATGCTCGAAGCGCTCGCCCGTCGTCATCCCGCGCCGCTGACCCTGCCGCAGATCGGCGCGCTCGCCGGCCTCAGCTGGCGGGGTGGCACGTTCACGGCGTACCTCACCCGCCTCCGCGAAGACGGGCTCATTGCCAAACAGGGCGATGAATTTGCGCTGACCGAACGCGGGTTCGCTGCGATCGGTGCGGCACCGCCGTCAGCGCCTCAATCCCCGGAAGAGGCTCTGGCGATGTGGCGCCACCGCCTACCGACCGGCACCGCTCGCATGCTTGAAGTGCTGTTCGCTGCTCACCCTAACCCGGTCACTCGCGCTGAACTTGGCGAGCGCTCCGGTCTTTCCCATACCGGTGGCACGTTTGGATCCGCCCTTGGCCTTCTGCGGAAGCTGAATCTTGCTGTGGTCGACGGTCAGCGAGTGTTCGCGGGCGAAGCGCTCTTTCCCCGAGTCGGGAGCGGAAAAACATGAACGGAGATTTCGGACAGACGCTCAAACACCTTCGCGAATCCCGCGAGCTCTCGCAGAGCAGAGTCGCTGACCTGGCGGACTTCGATCACAGCTACGTGAGCCGGCTCGAGAGCGGCGCGCGCACGCCGACGCGGGACGCCGTCTCGCGACTCGCTGACGCATTGCGGCTCGATCCGGCAGCCACCGACGCGCTCCTGCATGCTGCCGGGTTTCTCAACGGCGACGATCCGGCGTTGCTTCACGACGACGATCTCCGCGACCTGGCGGCCGTGCTCGGCGATCCGACGTTGCCGGACGACTATCGGCGGTTGGTGCGGACCAATGTGCGCGGCCTCATCGACGGCGCTCGCTTTGTGCGGCGCGAAATGGCGGTGCCGGCATGAGCATCGATATCTCGCGGCGCACGAGCCCGGATCTGATGTTACACGCGCTCATGCTCCAGGTTGAACGACCGAACGATGTCCCACCGCCATTGATCGTTGATCGCGAGTGCGGCGCCGTGGACTGTCTCTTCGAGTCGAGGGCCAAGCGCCTGCTGATCGTGATTCGTTCCGGCCGGATCGCCTTTCGCGGCGTGACAATCCGGAACCCCGAGCTCCACGTTGAAGGCAATCAGGCGATTGACGCTCCTCGCGACTGGCTCTGGTCGTGGTTTGTGGGCGGAGGGAGATCGGCATGAGCATCTCCCCGTTCGGCCGCATCAGCAAACGGACCGGCAAGCCAATCGCGATCTGTGAGGGCTGCGGCTTTGCGAAGAAGGCTTGCCAGTGCCTCGAACTCGCCCTCGAGCAGCAGATTCGCTTTCACGGATTGCCCGAGCCGGTCAAGCAGTTTCGCTTCTTGCGCGGACGGCAATACCGCGCGGACTTCGCCTACCCCGACGAAAAGCTCCTGATCGAAGTTGAAGGCGGAACAAAGGGCAAAGGCGCGCACAGCACCCATGACGGCATCACCCGGGACATTGAGAAGCAAAACGCCGCAATGATGGCTGGCTATCGGGTTCTCAGGTGCACAGGCGATCAGGTCAGGGACGGCGTGTGCGTGCTCTGGATCGAGGAAGCGCTGAGTCAGGAGCAGGATCGATGACGCTGCCAACCGTTCATGTGACCACGTCACCGCGTGACTACGAGCAGCTGTATCACCGCTGCCTGCAGATGGGCAAGGTGCGTTACGCCGAGCCGGGCTACTTCCGCGTGAACACGCAATTTGCCGTACTCGTCGTGGAGCGTGATCCCAATCCGCCTGATCTCCGGGAGGTGCTCTACAACCTCGCTCGCCTCGCGCTCGAAGGGAAGACCGATTCGATCCCGGCGTACATCAATCAGCTCTGCTGGCGTTATCGCCGCGAAATGCCGGACATGTACGAGCGATTGAAGGATGTGCTGCCTCCCGTTTCGGTCCTTCGCGACAAGGAGCAGGTGCCGTCATGAGCACGCCACCCCCGAACCCACGCGACGATGCGGGAAATCCGTTCGGATACGCCGACGCCGTTGAGGCGTCTCGACTCCGATCATGTGCGAACGAGGATTGTGGCGGGCGCGGATTTACGGAATCCGAGGTGTGGTGGCACGACAGCGGTCGCCGTCACTACTGGAAGCAATTCACTCCATGTCCAGTCTGCAATGCCGACGGCGTGAGGCCGATACCGAAGGACATTCGACGATGACCAATCCATTCAAGGTCGGGATGCGCGTGATTGCGATCGATGAGGCCCATGAGACCGCCGAGTTCGGAGATGGCGAGGTAATCGACATTGACGGGGATTGCGTCCTGGTCACCTTTGGCACTGATGAGGATGGAGCGGATATCGAGTACTGGATCGACGGCCGCAAACTCGGCATCGTGAGGTGGGAGAAAGAGGAGCCGACCAATGCCTGAGCAGGAGCTGCGCGAGGTGATCGCGCGAACGATCTGGGAGAGCGATCCAGGTAATGAACTCCCCGTTGTCGGTGTCACATGGGAAGCACACCGTGACCAACAAATCGCCAACGGGAATGGACCATTGCTCTATGCGCAAGCCGATTCCGTGCTCGACGCCCTCGTCGCCCGCGTGCCCGATGGCATCCCGGCGGCGGTGGAGACGATCGATCGGGCGGAATGGGACCAAGCCGTCCGAGAACTTCACTCAGGCATCGCTATCTTCGCCGGTGGCGTGGATGAGGATGAGATCGATGAGTTCTCGCTCATCGTTGATCCGGTTATGGATCTCTACGCATTGGCCATGCCGTTCTTCTCGGCTGACACCGACCCCGCGCTCACTCCGGAGCCAACCGATGAGCACTGAGCAGGAGCGCGAGCTGGCGGCGGTGGCCGAGGCAATTTGGGACGACCCCAATATGACGTGGGAACAGGTGCAGGCGCATGCAACAGCAACGGGGCCGTACGCCGATGTCGATCAGGGGATTGCCATCTCGAAGGACGAAGTCAAACGCACACTCGAAAAAGCGAAGAAGGCCATTGCCACTGTCAACGCCGTCCGGGCCGAGCAGGCGAGCGCGGGGGACCGGGAGGCGGTGGAGCGATACGGTGCTGCCCGCGAACAAGCCGGTTATGCCGATGCCCTCAACTGTGTCTATGAGTTTGAGAAACAATCTTCTGAAGCGGATGAAGCGGAGGACGCCGTGCTCGCCCGGATGCAGCGCCCGGTGATCGCGGTGACGGATGCGATGGTGGAGCAGGCGTTTGCGGAAATGAAGGACTGGCTCCCGCTCGGCGCCACTGTCTCTGCTCCCACAGTCAACGGCATGGCAACAGGTCCGGATAGCGAGTTCGGCAAAGCGATGATTGCCACGATGAAAGCAAACGTGCGGGCCGCGCTCGAAGCGGCGCTGCGGCAGGAGGATAAGCAATGAGTGCATTTGAAACCGCGAATCGCGCCATCACCCGCATGACACCGGAGCATGGTGATGCGCCCGCCCCACCCGCTACGATCGACCGCGAGGCGTTGGTCGCGTGGTTGGATCGGCTGTGTCCGAGTATCGATAGCGAGCCGATGGACGATACCTACGACGAGGGATACGCGCAAGGCTATGCCGTGGCGATGGGGGCCGTCCGCAACTATGTGCTCGGACTGGCCCCGTCAAAGGACGGTGAGGGATGAGCGCATTGCGGGAGCGGGTGGCGGAGGCGGTACGTGATGCCGAATCGCGGTGGGATCACCGGCAGATGATCGACTATGCCTGTCCGGGGGAACCATCTTCCATGCAAGCCGATGCCGCCATCGCCGTCGTGCTTGCGGAGATCGATGCGGAGCTGCAGCGGCGGATTGCAGCGGCGACTGAGGCATGTGCGGCAGCAGGCACGATCCTCCAGGAGCAGCGCCATACCGGCAAGAAGATTGCCCTCGAAGGCCTGCAGCACTACATCTGCACGCTCGCGAACGGAACCGGCTGATGAGCGAGATGGTGATGGCTTCATCCGCTAATGTCGGGATCGACCGAACGGCACTCCAAACTTGGCTCGAATCGCTGATTGCCAACATCGATGATGAGCCGATCGATGAATCGTATGACGAGGGCTACGCTCAAGGGTACGCGGGCGCGATAAAGGACGTTCTGCTTTACCTGCAGCGGCATACGTTGTCACCGAAGCCCGATCCGACCGACACCGATCTCACCCGCGCTCTGACCGCATTTCAGCGCGAGCTTGCCGGTGATGGCGATCTCTACTCCTGCCTGAAGGCGGCGATCGTGGCGGCGAATACGCCATCTTCTACCGATACCGAGTAGACGCAGCTGCGATGGAATGACCGCCTCGCTTGGAGGAAAACGATGCTCGAGAAACCCTGGAGAACCATCGGATCGGTGAAATTTCGCGGCCTCATGGGTGACCAACGCGAATACGCCGTGACTACGAACGACGATGAGGTGGTCATCAGTTCCAAGACCGGGCAGTGGCTCGACGGCACGGTCTGGTTGCCGCCCGGTGCCGCACTGGAGATGGCGGCATTGCTCAACCGTGCTGCGCATTCGCCCGCAGCGGTCGTCAGTACGCCACCTGAGCCGTCCATCGAGCCGGTGCCAACCGACCAACTACTCAAGGTTGAGATGCCGACCATTGTCCGCAGCATCGCGCTCACCCAATCGATCATGCGGACCGCGATCTCGGCCGGCGAAACCGCGATCGCCAATGTCTGCGACGAGTGGACCTCGCTGATGTTCTCGCTCATGGCGGCGAACGGTTTGCGAGAAGAGTATGAGCGGACGGCGAGGAATTACGCCGCCGATCAGGGAGGGGTATGAGTCATGAGCTATGACATCGGTCTTTATCCGCCGCAAGTCAATGACCCTAGCGAAGAAATTATGAGTCCACTCCAAGTCGATGCGCACGAAGACGGCGGAACGTTCGTCGCTGGCGGTACGACCGATGCCTGGCTCAATGTCACCTACAACTACTCAGAGTGCTACCGACTGTTCGAATTCAGCCTCACTGATCTCGACAGGAAGACCGCCAGTGAGACGGAGGAGCGACTCGCTGATTTGGTGGAGAAGCTGGGCACGGCAAGGTATCCAGACTACTGGGCGCCGACGCCGGGGAATGCGGGGCACGCGCTGTCGATCCTACTGGGATGGGCGCGGCAGCATCCGGATGGCGTGTGGTCGGTGAGTTAGTCCGACAGATCGATGAAAGGAGTTCGAGATGCTGCTCGATAACGCCGACGGGACCGTCTCGGTAAGACCGCGGCCGTCGCTTCAACTTACGATGGTCCTCGCAAACGGCGATGAGATCGTCGCCGAAGGGGACAACTGGCGAACGAAGCAACGCCCGGATGGAACGATAGTGGCAAAGCTGCGGGCGACGACAACGACCTACTGCATCAATCACGAAGCATCGGACGCGCAAATACGCGCCCTGACTGAAACGCTGGCTCTGCATGGTGTCGCGGTCGAATACGCCTGGCGGTCATGACTCGAGTAATGCGCAGAGTCCGCTGTTCACGGATCGCTGGCAATGCGGCAGCGTGTGAGTCGATCGACGGAACCTGGAACTGTGTCTTCCGCGACGCGGACTTCGCCGCCGTCGATATCTATCCGGCCGAGGGATTGGTGTTCGATCTGACGCTCGACTGTGAAACGTATGAACACGATGCCTTTTCGGTCGATGTTGGCGATGGGGATATTCGGACCTGGCCGGCGGGCACGGCGCGCCGCTACACGATCGTCGGCATCGAGAACGTTGCGTCGCCACCGATCGAAGAAGAAAGCGAGGCCTGAGGCCATGACGGCGAATCGGCAGACCTATCGCGTCCGATGTACGCGAGTAACGAGCGACGGAGTGTTGTGCCACTCGCTTGATACCGCACACGGCTTCTTCTATAGCCACGAGGACTTCGCAAAAGTGGATTTCCGACCGACTGAAGGCATGGAGTTTGATCTCAGCGTTGAGGAAGCCTGGGGAGAGGAGTCGATAACGGTGGGCCCGCTTAGGATGCCGATCGTCTCTGCCTATGTTGTCGGCGTCGCGAACGTCGAAATGCCGCCGACTGATCCGAGTGGACGTCGCTGACGGAGCAACCGCTAATGGAACAGATGGCCGCCACAACCGAACATCCGAGGCACACCCAGCGACGGCACCTTTGCCCGTCCTGCGGCCGCGTGCTCGGCATCAACCGGCCATCGTCGAAGGGCGGCGTTTACCTCTCTGCAACCACCGATCTCATCGGACATCACCGGGACGCCCTGATCGATCCGGAGCTGTATACGCTGGAATGCCGATGCGGGACGACCTCCGAATGGCGAGGGGTCGAAGTCGTGATCGGCCGCGAGACGCGAAAGGTCGCATGACGGCGACAGCGTACGTTTCGGCCTGGTAGAATCGACATAGCTGAAGAGTGGACGTGCGTTTTGACGTCGGTGTGTAGGACTTCCCTACTCCCGGCGTTTTTTTGTTGTGGTGGCGAGATGACGAATACCCAGGCTTGGCAGAATCGCATCGTGGGGTACGGCGAGGAGCCGCCAGAGCAACTGCTCGCAAATCCCAGGAATTTCCGCGTGCATGAGCGGTTTCAACAGGACGCGCTCTCCGGCGTCCTGGAGAGTGTCGGCGTAGTGCAGAACGTCATCTGCAATCGCACCACCGGTCACCTCATCGACGGTCACCTTCGCGTCACGCTCGCCATGCGGGCGAACCAACCATCGATCCCAGTCACCTACGTCGAGCTGTCTCCGGAAGAAGAGGCGCTCGTGCTTGCCACCTTCGACCCGATCACCGCACTCGCAGCCACCGATGAGGCACAGCTTCGCGATCTGCTTGCCGAAGTCGAAACCGAGGACGCGGCGATTCAGGCGCTCTTGAATGACCTCGCCAACGACGCGGGTGTTGCCTCATCTGACGATGCCGAGGCGAAGCCGAAAGCGAAAAAGGAAGCGCCGGTGGTGTTGTGCCCCGAATGTGGGCACGCGTTCGTGCCGGCCATGAATCGAGACTGATATGACCAGACGCCGCGGTCGCCCGCCGAAATACGGGCCAGAGATCCATAAGCAGATTTGCGACTCGCTCGCGCTCGGCATGAGTCGGACGACCGCCGCTGAACTCGCGGGTATTGACCGGGGTACGCTCAACGAGTGGGCGGGAATGCCACCCGAATGGGACGGAAAATACCCAGCATTTTCCAACGATGTCCGCCTGGCGATTGCGAAAGCCAAGCGCCGCGCCACCGTCACGATCACCAACGCGATCCAAAAGGGTGACGTGGCGGCCGCGTTCCGCTACCTCGCCCTGCAGGAACGCCACGAGTGGCAAGAGACGAAGCAAGTCGACATCCGCGTGCAGATTGAGGATGCGGCGAAGAAGGTCGCCGATGAGACAGGGCTCTCGATCGAGGAAGTGTTAGCGGAGGCTGAGGCGATCATGCGAGGTGTGGCATGAACTCCTCGCCCGCAATGCTCAGCGCTATCGGCTTGGTCGCGGTACGCCATCGCCACCAGCAGCGGCGCCAGGCTGAGCTCGCCGCTGATCCGCTGGACTGGATCGCCGCGAACTTCAGCGGCTACCTCTGGCCGCCGTACGCGCCGTATCACACCGAGTACTGGCAGTGGCTCTGGGCGATCGAAGCAGATCATCCAGCCGCGCCGTACGTGATGGTCTGGCCGCGTGGGTTTGCCAAGAGCACGAGCGTGGAGGTCGGGTGCGCGGCGCTGGCTGCGCGCGGGACTCGCAATTACTGTCTCTACGTAAGCTCTACACAGAACCAAGCGGACGGTCACGTGGCCAGCGTGGCCGCCATGCTTGAGTCCGAGCAATTCGAGAAGAACTACCCGCGCGTTGCCCGACGGAAGTTGAGCAAATACGGACACTCACGGGGCTGGCGCCGGAACCGGCTCCGTACCGCGTCCGGATTCACAATCGACGCGATGGGGCTCGACACCGGAGCACGCGGAATAAAAGTGGAAACGAATCGACCGGACTATATTCTGTTCGATGACGTCGATGAGTTGTTCGATGGCCCTGCCGCCGTCGCGAAGAAGATCGAAACCATCACGCAAACGATCTTGCCAGCCCGCGCCAAACACGCCGCCGTTCTCATAGCTCAGAACCTCATTCACGAAGACGGCGTTGTTGCACGGCTGGCGGATGGTCGCGCCGATTTCCTCGCCGATCGCATCGTCTCGGGACCCCATCCCGCGATCGCGAACCTCGTCGTCGAAGAGGTCAACGGGAAGCAGACGATCGTCTCCGGCGTGCCGACGTGGGATGCGGTGACGATCCCTGAATTGCAGAAAGAACTTGACGACATCGGCTTGACTGCGTTCGTGCGCGAGAAGCAACACGAGGTCGGCAACATCGAGGGCGGCATCTTCGGGCATGTCCATTTCCGCCACTGCACCTGGGACGAGCTGCCGGCGATGGAGCGCATCGTCGTCGCGGTCGATCCGGCCGTGACCGACAAAGACGGCAGCGACGCGCACGGCATCCAGGCGGACGGCCTCGGGGTCGATGACGATGTCTACCGCCTCTACAGCTGGGAAAGCCGCACCTCGCCCAAGGATTCGATGCGGCGGGCCATCCTGAAGGCGGTCGAGCTCGGCGCCGATACGGTTGTCGTCGAGACCGATCAGGGCGGTGATACCTGGGAGATCGTCTACAACGACGTTTGGGATGAACTCGTTGCAGACCCGGACGTGCCGCAAATCACCGCGGACACGTTCAAGCCTGCGTACAAAGAAAACAAGGCTGGCAGCGTCGGATCGAAGGCGATGCGCGCCAATCTCATGCTCGCCGACTATGACCGCGCCCAGTTCGTGCATGTTATCGGCACGCACCTCACGCTCGAAAAAGCGCTCAAGCGCTACCTGAAACGCAAACCGTACGACTTAGTCGATGCGGGTTTCTGGTCATGGCGGGAGCTTCGGAATCCGGACGAGGAACCGGGGCTGCCGGTCTACACCGCGCGAGGAAAGGATGGTCGCAGTGTCCGAACATAGCGAAGCCGTGCACGCGTTCGATGAGTTGCGATCAACCGGCTTGCTTTGGCTGATCAATACATCGGTGCTCCACCCGCGCGGGTTTGCGCTCGCCCTTGTCTACAAGACGAATGAAACCGGAGAGCGGGAGCCGATCGGTTGGAAGCTCGTTGGCGACGGCACGGAAGCGTGGACATTCGGTGACGACATTGATGAGCCTTTCGCGTTGGTGAGTGACCTGCTCAAACCACGTGGGGGCACGTCGTCATGATCGAACAATATCTCCGCGCCTGGGATATCGCAGAGCGGGTCGCTCGGCAGATGGGATGGCCGCTGGGTGAGGTCCTGGGATATTGCGGGCCGCGATTCTACGACGCAGAACTCGATGTCTGCCGTCGAAACCGAATAAGTCACGAAGACCCGAGCGGAGCGCTGGAGGTATACGAAGAGCTTGCTCAACGCGGCGATCTGGTTTGGGCATTCTGGGAAAATCGCCCGCCCGGCGGATGGCTATCCGATGAGGATGCGGCACGGCGTTGCTGCATATTGGTGAGTGATCTCGTTATCGCCGGCCAAACTTCCATTCTTTTCGTTGATCATGGACTCGAAGTCCGACTGCTCATGCTTGACAGTGCGTCCTCTCCTCACATGTCGGCAGAGTTTGGCAAGCCGTCGCGCTATGACACCCAGCTTGCTGGATCATCACTGTGTATTTGGGCGACTCTCGAACGCTGCTGTGCGTATGCCTCCACGCGCGCGCTAGCCCGATCCATTGATGCCGTGACTGACGGCGCAATCTCCCACCTCTTCGCGGAGCAGTGCGTTGTCTCATCCGTTGAATGTGCTCGTGATCGCCTCTACAACCACTGGTTCGGCCGCGAAGGCGAGGTGCTGCCGTGATGGACTCGCTCGGGCACTGGTGCTTTGCCTGCACGATATGGGATCTGGCTTGGCTGCTCGTGATGATCATTGTGTGCATCACCGCGGCTAGCTGGATCGGCATGCGCTTCGCGATGTCGCTCAATATCGTCGGTTGGTTCGCCTGGTATCTACTCAGTTATGGGCTAGGCTCGGCGATCCGTCACACCGCAATCATCCTCGTCATCGGTTGGCTCCTCGGCTGGTTCCGCGATGACGACAACGATCGGACACGCCGGCGCCGAGCAAGACTCAAGGCGAAGGTCATCGGACAATGGGACGCACTCCGCGCCCGCCTGTTTGGTGTCCCGGAGGTGTCGCCGTGAACGATGCCCTCGGCCCTCGCACCCGCCAGGTGCTCTATTTACGCGTTGCCGGCTACACCGGCCCGATGATCGCGGAAACCCTCGGCATGCCCCGGCGCACAGTCTACAAACACCTGCAGAAGCTCCGCCGCACCTTCCTCCCGGGCCTGAGCTCGACCGATGCACCGTCGAATGTCAATCGCGGCTTTCTCATGGCCTACGTCCTCGGGGCGCTTGATGCCGGCGCGACGATTCGGGAAATTCGCGAACAGCTCGACATCATGCAAGAGCGCGTCACGCAGGCGCCGGCGGCCATGCGGAGCAAGCAGCCGGACCTCGACGCGGAGCAGTGGCAGATTGGTGGGTGAGCCGCATATCCGGCAACGCCTCGGCTGGCTGCGCCCGCAATGCTGACTCCGGGCCGCTCGCCGATCGCTCAGAGCGACCTCAATGCATGCGCTTACACCACGTAACGAGCGCGTGCAGCGTATGCTTCCGACGTACGCGACGATCACCGTGATCGCCGAGGTGGGCGAATGCCAGGGAGCATAGGTGGAATCGCTGTCCGAATCGAACCCCCCGCACATCGTTGTCATCAATGCTGAAGCGGAATTTCTCAAGGTGGTGCGGGTCCTGCTCGCCGACGAGGGCTTTGACGTCACGACGTTGCATGTGGACGAGTCGCCGTTTGACGTCATCATCGAGGCGAGCCCGACCGTAATCGTGCTCGATTTCGTCTACGAGCGCCCCGAGGGATGGAATCTCCTTGCCCTGTTGGATGAGGACGAGCGCACACGAACGATTCCGCTCCTCGCGACATCCACGGACGCGCGCATAGTCGAACAGGTGATCGAACTTTCTTCGCATCGGATCCGCAAGGCGCTGCTCGTCAAGCCAGCCGAGCTCGACGATCTGCTCATCGCCGTGCACGACCTCTGCGGACAGTTGTCTCCCCAGTAACGCGCGTGGTTTCGATCTTGCAGGATGGCGGCCGAACTCGCTTGTATTCGCGAGAGGACGAAGATGTCGACGCCACCCAGCAGCTCCGTGACCACGCTCCTTCACGAAGCCCTTCGCGCGCTCACCGTGGCCAGTGCGCAGGTTCAGCTCGCGGATCGCTTGCTCAATGCTCCGAAGCATTCCGACGGTGATGTTCAACGGATCTCCGAATACGTGGACTCCGCAGGAGCGCGCATAAAGGAGACGGTTGCCATCCTCCGCAATCTCGAGTCGCGGCTTGCCGACCCGTGACGGCTTGCGCGCCGCGCCCATGCGACGATGACCCGGGAAAAGTGCCCCACGCCGTACCCGAGCGTGCCAGATTGCACCGGTAAACTCCGAGCAACGACCGGCTGATGACGCCGGGTGACGCGGAGTGACGCAGGGTGGAGATGCTTGACGCGCGAACGGCAAGGCAGCGGAGCGTGCGCGAACTGACGGCCGCCGGCCGGACCGTGAGCCAGATCGCCGATCAACTGCGTATCTCCCCTTCGACGGTTCGCCGCGATCTGACCGCGCGATCCACCGATCCGGAAGAACCGCTCCCCAAAGTCTCCAAACGGCAGAAGGTTGTTGCCGATTCCCCGTATCGCGGCTTCACCCCGACACCGTTCGTCGTACTGCAGCCGCCGACCGCCGATCAGCAAGCCTGGACTAAGCTCGATCTTTCCGGCGAAACGCTGCGCAATCTCGACCCGGCGAAGCTCTACGACATCCTGCGCACCGTCTCGCCCGATGTCTCGCGTGCCGTCTGGGATTACCTGCGCCTGCTCGATCCGGGGCATGAGATCACCGTCTTCCGGCCCGGCACCGAGAGGCCCTATCCGGAAGGGCAAGCCAAACTCAACGCGTTCACCGGCACGCTGAAGCAACGTTACGGCAGTATGAAGGTCATCACCGGCCGGCTCTTCATGGGTGCGCTGACCCGCGGCGCGTTGTTTGCCGAGCTGGTACTCGATGACGCCGGGCGCAATCCGGTCGACCTTGTCGTGCCCGATCCCCTCAGCGTCAGGTTTCGCCAGGCGGACGACCCGGAGCTCGGCACGCGCTGGGAAATGGTGCAATGGCAGGCGAAGGAGGGCTGGAAGAACATCGAGCGGGAGACCGTCGTCTACATCCCGATCGATCCAGCGCCGGCTTCCCCGTATGGCATTGCCCCGATCGCGCCGGCCGTCTTCCCGGCCCTGTTCTTGATCGGCCTGCTCGGGGACATCCGTCGCGTCATCGCCCAGCAGGGCTATCCCCGCACCGACCTCGAAATCCAGCTCGACGGCATTCTCAAGATGCTCGGGCCGAATCCGACGATGGACAAGATCAAGAAGGCCACCAGGGAAATCCTGAATGAGGTGATGGCGGAGTACGCCGGTTTGGAACCGGATGACGCCTACGGCCACACCGATGCGGTCAAGGTCAACATGGCGCCGGGGGCGATTGATGCGTCGTCGCTGCGCGGGGTCGAGCCGGTGATTGCTGCGCTTGAGCGGATGCTGGTCAAGGCCTTGAAGACCATGCCGCTGATGATGGGGGCGACCGACAACACCAGCGAGGCGAATGCGAACCGGCAGTGGGAGATTTACGCGGCCGGCATCAAATCGCTGCAACAACTCGCGGAGGCGTTGCTTGAACGGCTCTTTACGCTGGCGCTCCAGGTACAGGGAGTCGCTGCCACAGTCCGAGTGCGCTTTGCCGAACTCCGCGCGGCGGAGGAACTGAGAGACGAGTTGACACTCGCGCAGAAGCTGGGTAACGCCGAGAACATGGAACGGCTCGGCTTCGTCGATCACGACGAAGCGTCGCAGCATGCGGTTGGCCACAAAGCGACCGGCACGGTTTCGACCGCACCTTCTAAGGCAGAAGCGCCGGCAACCGGCACACCGGCGGGCGAGACCCCGGAACCGCTGAATAACGCCGCATCTGCCAAGCGAGCCAAGAGCGCCGTCGAAAAGGTCGAGCCGGCCGATGCGGACGAGCCGCTTCCTCCCCTCCCCGATCCGGAAATCAGTGACGACGATATCGATCGGGCGCTCGATACCTGGGATACCGCCATTCCGGACTATGCCGGGCTTCTCGACGCTGACGTCATCAACGACGATGAGGGAAGTGATAACGAACTCGACGCCGACGAGGACGGCGAATGAAGGCCTTGGCGGAATCGAAACATTCCGTCCCATCTCTCTGCGGCCGCAACACTGCCAATCACCATCGAGGGCAAACAGTGCGGCTGACTGCAATCATCACGAATGCCGATGCGCCGGGTGAGGCGAATAACTACAGGTTCGGCGCGGCCCGTTTCTGTAGGAGGAAGTGGGTCAGTTTTGACCCAGTCGTCCAAAGATGGCTTCGTATCCTGTTTACAACGAAGAGTCGGTCCGCCTCGGCAGGAGCGCCGGCATGTCTGACACCCACAGTAAGAGTATTCACGGTATCAACGCCTGTGGATCGAGTGGGACACCTCTTCTCGCCAGCGGCGGCTGTTCGCGAACGTGGGGTTACCACAGACCGTAGAGGATGGTACAGCAGCAATGCCTACGTACGAGCCTGCTACCGCAACGGAGGTCGCTGCCGTCATTGCGTCGATCGTTGAAGATGGGACGGTGCCACCTGGTTTCGCATTCAGCGTCCAGTGGAATCCACCGGTGCGGCGAGTCGTGCTGGGCGATGGAATCACGTCGGCAGAGCCGCCCATTGCCGGATTGGTGCGCGCGGTCATCGATGAGCCGAGCACGGCCACGAAAGCCACAATCAATTCCGCCGTATCCTCGGTCCTTTCCGATGACGGGAGCCTAGCGCAACTATCGGTGCGCGATCTGATCATCGATCAGTTGACGCAGGCCATCATCGATTCCGCGACCGATATTGCTGAGGAGGCGATTGAAAACGCCGTCGTCGGACTCGATCTCGTTGCCGCCAATCCCAGCTTTGATCAGGACATCGGATTTGTTGTGGCCGATCAGAACGGCCGTGCCACCTCGTTGATTCTGCGACGAGACGGCAACCTCCACGATTACGCCGTCGACCAATGGAGTCAGCGGCTCGCGTCTGCGGTAATGAGTGCCTACGGCATTGAGGCGATCAACGAAACGGTGTCCGGCTATGCCGTCGTCGTCACGAATGACGACGGGCAAATCGCCTGGGGCATTCAGATGGACGGCACCGGCGGGGGTGCAGGGACCGGGAGTGCCGCGAGCCCCACCCTTTACCCGGATCTGAATTGGGCGCACTGGACGGACTCACTGGGCGGTGGCCTGGCGACGAGACTCGCGGCCTACACGGGGCGAGATCACTACGACGGCGGTGTGGGCGGACAGCAATCGAGTCACGTAGCGGCCCGCATGGGAGCGTTGCCACCGCTAGTGACCGTGGCCGGTAACGAAATCCCGGCGAGCGGATCGGTCACCATTACGGCGATCGTGCGGCCGCCGATCAGGTGGGAAGTGACTGATACGCCACCCGGGAGCACCCTGGCCGTTTCAGGCAGTCTCACGGCCGCAGACGGGACCGTCGTGCAGGGCACGATTCAGCAGGCGAGCGGAACCTTCAGCTTCACCCGTACGAATCCCGGCGACGCCGTCACGCTGGTCCCCAAGACGAAATTCATACCGACGTATGGCGCTGCGCACATCAACCGCCACCAATTGATCATCGCCGGCCGGAACAGCATGTCGCTTGCCGACAACCGGCGGGTGGCACAGGACGTGGTGGCGATGTTGCACCACCACACCGCCGTGCAAGGGCGTACGATTCTGTGCGATGTGCCGCAAGGTGCATCAGATGGATCGACGACCGTCGCGACGGTCACTGACTGGAATACCGTGTGGCTGCCACGCATCGCGCCGGGCCAGTACTTCCCCCTTTTCGCGAAGCTTCGGACACCCGAAGCCGCATCGACGGCCGGCATTACCTTCACGTCGCAGGACAACGCCGACATCGCCGCCGGTCTGACCCCGACATCGTTCCGGGCTGACGATCTGCACCTGAACGCCCTTGGCCAAGACGTTGCCGCAGCGTTTCTCTACCAAGAGATGCAAACACGAGGATGGTTGTGATGAGTGGTCTTCGCATTATCGTGCCCGGACTGACGCTCCCGGTAGATGCGCCGCGACTGGTGCAAGTTGACCCGATCGAGACGGACGGGTCGCTCCTTCTGGTCGAGCCGATGCCCCTTGACGAGTCGAAACAGTGGGCTGCTGGCGTTCCAGCGAGTGGATCGCTGCTCCGGAACCTGCTTGCCGATAAGGCGCTCGCGGTCTACGGATCTGGTGTTGAAGCCGATGTCTCGCCCTCGATTGTCTACGCGAACCTCGATAACGTGCGGGGCAAGGTTGAGCGCAGCGCCAAGGGCGGACTGCACGTCATCCTGTCTCAGGACGATGCGCGGGTCGCGGACACGAACGATCCGTATCTCGGCATGCTCCATACCGCCAAATTTCGCGAATGGATGTATTTGCACCCCGATCACGATCTCTATGTTTCGATGTGGGTGTGGCTCACACGGATTCAGCGCCTCGGAACGGTGGCCGGGACGTATACGGGGAACAGCGCGAACTATCTCTACGTGCTTCGCGCCGGGTCCTCCAACCAGCGAATACGGTTTGGTGGAAGCAATCCCGTCGGAAACGACCTCGGGGGGCGCAACGACGTTGCGGCCGCAGTCGGGCCGAAGCTTTTGAACTCCGCGAGCGCCGCGTGGGGAACTAACCCGGCCAGCGCGTCCGCAACCAACGATTACGGTGTGACTTTGGGCGCATACCCCGGCAGTCAGGGAACGCTGATCTCAGCACCGAGCACCGCGCAGGCGCGGTGGCCGTCCTACGTGGTGTATCGCTGGTACGTGGAAGACCTAACAGTGAGCGGTCGCACCTACGCCCAGGTGGACGCCCTCGACCTAGCGCTCTATACCAAAGAGGTCCTGACGGCTGGCGGGCGCTACTACGGCGACACTGTGCCGACCGATCCGGCGACGATCCCATAAGGAGGTGAATATGTCAGACGACGTTATGAGGATGAATTCCGGTCTTTTCGAGGGATCACGCGGCCAGCGCAACGTCGGTGTGACGGGATGTCCTATTTCGGATAGGGAGGACATCGTCATCGGGACATTCCCCGCTCCCGACTTCGTCGACGTTGCGATGGCGCATCGCTTCGGGGATGTCGTTGCATTTTGGGCGCATGGCGAGCACGGAACACTGCGGCGCATCCCAGCGATGCTCACTCGAAATCCCGTCGTGCTTGTGAACGAAGCAAACGACGGAATCGAGGTGGTAGCATCACTCGTGATATTCGATCCGCAGCACTTCAGCTCAGACGGGATGAGGTCGGAGGTCATTTGCCGATTTTCTGCGAACCCCGATTATCCGGTCGCTGATCGGTGGAGTCCAAGGAGTGGCCCTTATTCTTTCGAGGAACGTAAGTGATCTTACTCACTCTCACTCGTACCCGACCAGTAACTCTTGAGGTCCGGCACGCCAAGAACCATCGCATTTAGAGTGGTCAAGAGATCGAGATAGAAGTCACCAATCGCATCCATTTGATTATCAATTCTCTTGAACTGCACATGTGAATAACCGTCGGAGCGCATCGTCTCGTTATCGAAGACGAGGAGCCGTCTGGTCCCCTCGGTTGCCACATTCCGCAGTTGTCGAATAATGGTTCCGATGCCGTTGACTACGATCGAGCTAAGGAACTCGAAGGTACTCGGGTGGATATGCACGAATTCTGCGAGGTTTCTACACAGACTAGTCAACGAATTATCCCGCAATTGAAATGCGACGATTGATGCGAATGGTCGGGGCTTCGCGGCCGCAATGCCAAATCCGCCGCCAAGGGGCCGAAACGAACGGTCTCGATCAAACTGCGAATGGAGTAGTTCAAGTTTTTCGAGCGTCTCCATGAGCTCCGCTTTTGTTAGCGAACTCTTTACCTCGATAACTCCATACACGCAGGTAGATGGGATCGTCGCAGTGTCCATCATTGCAAATGGCGCGCCGTAAAGTCGATCGTAGATGATGATGTCGATCGCATGAGAAAGATTGCCGCTTGGGAATATAATCTGCCCCTTCTTGAGGCCATAGGCTGAAGGGAGCCGACTCTGAATGAATTCTTTGAGGATAGTCTCCACATTGTTCCCGCGATCGCCGCGGTGATCCCCGATGGCTTGTGCCACTCGGTAGTCGTCTGCAATTCGCCTTGAAATTTCTCGAAAGATTTCGGGAACCGAGGTCATCGCTTCTCTCCGGCCGATAGATCGAGGACAGAGTCACCGCTTATGCGACCGCTATCGACCGTTCCGGCGACGGTCCGCTGGGACCATTTCATGACGGGCAATGCCACATCGGGTCATAGTGAGGAATGGTACCCTTTAGTAGAATAATCGCACCTCGCTTCAGATCCCCCTCAAGGGAGGCACGCAGCGCCCGCTCTCCCCAAAATTCGGCGGGCGTTTGCGTATCAACCACACTCAAGGCATCTTATGAGGAATGACCGGCCTGGAGCTGGCGGGTGCCTCATGCACCGCCAGCTCCTTTTGCTTTTCGGCCGGCCGGAGGAGGAACCAGTGGAAAGTCATGGATGGACCGGAGCGGAGGGCGCAGCCACCTGGGTGGAGGCGCGACAGAAGACGGAAGCGCTGCTGAGAGCCTTGGGATGAATTGCCATTGACCGGTGGGCTTGCGGGACGATCGATATCGACGGTCAGCGAATGTACCTCGCGATGGCTGCTGCAGTGAGCATCCAGCGAATAACGCAGCCTTACTGAACCCACATCTCGCGGCAAACTGCTTCCGCTTCCTGCCACCGTTAGGTGGCCCAACGCCCTGCTGACAGAGTGAGTCAGCAGGGCGTTGTGGTCCTTTTTCCATTGGTTCGAATGCAGGACCACCCCGGACGAGTGGTGGCGCTGATGCTGCGTACGGGGAGCAAACGATCGGCATCTGGCGATCGTCGCGATCCGACTGGCATCACCGGATGCCTAGGAAGGCGTCAGATGATGTATATATCGGACTCGGCACCGTGGTCGTCATCCTCCTCATCATTCTCATCATCATGATGCTCCGTGGATGCGCCTAACGTCGCCAATCCGCTCTGAACGCAAAACGCCCGGCGGGGATACCGCCGGGCATTGTTTTTGCGGAAATGTGGATCCGCTCCATCGAACGATGTGGAGATTTGTGCCCTGGTGACCCTTTGTATCAGAAGGGCGTTTTTGGGTTTACTGGAATCGGAGGACGCAGGCAGAAGAATGCAGAGCTCGAAGACGATCGAATCGTCTGGTCCGCAAATGGCCAACGCACGTTCCAGAATCTACCCAAATTGTCGATTGACAAATTCGCCCCAGTAGCGCTCAAATTCTCGATCAAGGTACTCCGACAGGCGATCGTCTGCTGGCGTATCGGTTTTGATGGTCCACCCACCTACCGAACCATGGCTCGTGTTCGTTTCAATTCGGATCTCAGAGACCGCAGTAAACCGCCTCGCCCTAATCTCGAAGTTCGGTGACATATTGCGATGACCTGGCGCACTCCAGTGAAGACTGAACTCCTGCGTCGGACTTTCCTCAATTCTTCCGGGGAACACAGTTGCACCTCCGATGTCCTCTTCATCATTGAGTCTCTGAGCAAAGCGTTGAAGTGCCGGATACACGACTTCGCGATAGATATTGTTCGTGCTGATGATTCGCTGCTCTTGAGCCTTCTTCAGCGTGTCCTCTCGCTCTGCCTTAGCACGTTCAGCGGCCATACGCATGTCACGCAGAGAAGGTCGTTCTTCGGTCATTTTGCGATACTCCTGCTTCGAGTAAAAGCGAACACACTTGACGTTTATGCTTCAAAGCGGACCTTGGATTGGCGCTCTCCTGGTTCTTCGTCAGATACTCTGCGACGAGTTCTGGTTCGGCGCGTTCGAGGCCTGAGCTGCCGCTCGCCGCCGCAGGAGCCCTCGCCGTTGGACCACCGCCAGATATGTGCGACCAAATGCAAGCGCGGCTGCTTCGAGTTCTGCTCGGCCCCGACACCCGATAACGCGCGCATCCTCCTCCGCCGTCCATCGCTCCATCACGCGGTTTGCCGTCGCAATGGTTCGCACGTGTTGTTCCTGATCTCGCGCCGACCGAATTGCCCGATTGCGGAGCACCTGCTCGGGATGCGCCGCAATGTAGCGGCGGCCCGCTGCCCGCAATTGCGCTCGATCTCGCTTCTGCGGCGTCTTGGGGGTCGGGCGAGGACAGGTGCGATGGCGGTTGGCGTGCGCTTTCCGGGCAGCAATCAGATTCCCACAGGCGACGCACGTCACCCAGTAGATCTTGCTGACGAGGCCCTCACGCCGAATGCGCTCCCTCGTAAACCGCACCTGTTGAAACGTGACGCCCATGCGCTCGGCGAGCGCACGGATAGAAATGCTCGGATCGGACCAGGCGATCTCGGCGATCTGCTCGGCTGAAAGGGGCTTCGTCATAGTGCGGCACTGTGTTGCCGATTGAGGCCTCGGCACGGTACTCGACTCACGTGATCACCGCCGATCAGGATTCGCAGCCGATGCCGTCATGGTCGCCGTCGAAGTTATGCGGATCCGGCGGGAGCACCGTAAATCGACGGTACGGGATATCTCCGCAGTCGAGGTCGCCTGCCTGCGAAACCGGCGGGATGCAGACGCCGGGATACGACGGATCACATGAGCCCTGGCTGGCGAGTCCCACGCCGGAAGCTGACGGTGCCGCCGGTGCCGGTGCCGGAGTAGGCTGAGCAAGTGGCGTATCAGCCCCGCCGCAGACACTCCAAAGGCCGCGCCCGGCCGCCTGGGCACTGTCCTGGGCCATCGTCAGATAGTCGACGTACTCGACATCCGGCGGAAAAGTGTCGAGGACGGCATAGCCATCTCGCACCATCGCGTCCTGCACGAGGCGGTAGCGGCCCTCTCCTTGCTCGACCCAGACCGAGCGCAGCAGGCGGTCGTAGCGATCGGTTTCGCTCACATCTTTGTCGAGGTAAATGAGTGTCTTGTGCGGAATGATCGACGCCAGGTAATTCGCTGCTTCCTGGCCGTAACACTCAACCGGGGTATTCGGATCGTGGAGTTCCGGCGTGTCAATGCCGATCAGGCGGACCGTGAAGCGGTCGTGGCCGATCGAGACCTTGATCGTGTCACCATCAACGATCTCTTGGACCCGCGCTTTGCGGACGCCGGCCGGTAGCTCGGGGCGAACGAAGCCGGTTTGGTCGATGCTCGGGAGGTCTGGACACTCCCAGCCCTGAAGCTGCGCGTCCTCGCGTGCCAGAAAGTGGCTACAGCCGTCAGCAGCCGTTGTCGGTGCGCCCGTTTCGAGCGGGGCGACAGCCAGAACGAGTGTGAAAAGTGAGACGAGGCGGAGAATGCGTCGCACCATCCCATGCTCCCAATGATTGCCGCTACTGCGGTGAAGAGAAGTACTCTTCAATCGCCTTCGTGATTGCGTTCTTGGCCAATTCGTAGGTCGCCGAAGATAAATCTGGAATCTCATCGAGAGCGCCGCTCGCACTCCAGAACGATCAATGCCGACCGCTCGTCACAGCGACCTGTCAGGCGCAAGAACGCAGCACCACGTGCAGAGCTGTTGAGCTGCATCTCGCCACCTGGTCGTGCGACATGTTCGACGAGAGACCGAGAGCGCCGATGTTGCGGCCACTTTGATCGCCCCCGCGACGCAGATTGATCGGAAAGGCCGGAGACTAGTACCTAGCCTGGCCGCTCCGGTCAGCTCTCCTCAGCGCTTCCGGGCTTTGTTCGACCGTCTTTCGCATCAATTGCGGCGCTTATTGCATTCGTGAAGAGCTCATCGTCCTGCTGACGCGTATCCATCTCGAAAAACCCCGGAGCTAAGGTGAACTTATGTCCGGTTTGCTCCAATTCGTTGAGTGCCGCCATGTACGTGGCACTTCCAGCGTCAAAAGGCACCTCAGCGTGGCGACTACCATCACTTTCATGAATGACAGCGAAGCCTCGTAACTGGTCACCAGAACTAAACACACGCAGTCTCTTCAGTTCCACCAAAACTCTGTCTGACATCTCCAACTCCTTTCAGTCGAGCCAGATGGCTACGCCGCCGTGGCCCGAGCACATTCCCCGATGATTCAGTGAATAGGAATACGTCCCGTCATTGCACTGCGCGGTTGCGCCGCTGGGGTTGTCGCCCGGACTCGGCACCCAGATGCCGTCGACGTTGTAATAGCCGTCGCCGCCGCCACTGTCGGCATACCCACTGCCGTCGTCGGCGGAGCTGCTTCCACTCGAATCGCCGTACGAGAGTCCCTGCTGCTGATCGACGCCGAAGTAGACCTCGCACGCCCGGCCGTCATAGTTCGGATCGAGATAGGGTTGCGTGTCTGGATGCGCGGCGTAATAGACATTGGCTTCGTCAAACGACGCGAATGGGCTGCAATCGGTAATGAGCGCGGCTTCCGGAACTGGCGTGGGCGTCGGCGGGACCGCAGTCGGAACCGGCGTGTTCGTCGCCTTGGGTTTCGGGGATTCGTGCACGCCGCCGCAGGCGCCCCACAGCCCGGCCTTGTTGTCCTGAGCTTCGGTCTGAAGTTCTTGCAGCCGGTGGTAGTACTTCGGATTGTCTTTGCGATCGTCGAAGCCGGCGTAGCCCTCGCGGACCAACTTCGTGTTCAGGAGCGCGGCCTTTGCTCCGCCCTTGCCGGGAATCCAGAGATAGCGGATCGGCCGGTCTTTGCCGTCCAGATTGACGCCGGATTGCTCCAAGTAGACGAGCGTGCCGATCGGCAGCAGTTCTTCGACCCGGGCCTTCGACTCGGCCCGGTAGCACTCGCCGGGCTCTGGCGCGTCGATGCCGGCGAACAGGATTTCTTGATCGAATCCGTCGATCTCGATGACGATCTTGTCGCCGTCGCTGTAGTCGGCAATCGTGGCCGCTTCGGCAGACTCCGGCACGCCGTTCGGCCAGGAGGACTTCAGGGCTCCCGGACCGGCCAGTGCCACGTGTGATGCCAGTGACATCAGCAGCACCAGCAGACCGAACGTTCGCACAACGAACGCACTCTGACCGCGATCTCGCACCCGACTCATATGCTCCCCCGACTGCAGCCGCAACTCTCCGGTTCACGGCGCGCGTTAACGACCACGCCCACCGCGAGCGCGGTGGCGTTGATCCCTGGCTGATGGCTATCTGCAACGCTGAGTGCAATGATCGGGGATAGTCTAGCGAGCGAAGAGAACGCTGCACAGAATGATTAGTCTGGGGATCATGGGGCGTTCAGCGAATACGACGGGGTACTTTGATACCGCTCGCCCGCATTCACTGCGCCAGTTGCCGGGCGAGACCGGCGACCTCTCACCTATCTGAAAGCAGAAACCCACCATTCGCGAAGTTCCCGCTGACCCTCGCAATGCTCTTCAATGATTTGACGTGCGGCGCCGGGATACTCGCGTTTTCAGAATGATCCCTGACGAGCGATCGGCTCGATCAGACCCGGATCGTCGTTGCCGGCATTGCCGACCCGAGGTGAGACGGGATAGGCCTCGAGCGCGTCGCTGTCAAAGGGTTTGAGCAGTGGCAGCACCGCCTCGGGCTCGGTCAACTCGCGGTCGAGCCACACCTCTTCATCCTCGGGGTGCAGAATCACCGGCATGCGGTCGTGGATGCCGGCAATCGCTTCGGCCGGTGTGGTGGTGATAATCGCGTAGGTGATCACCCATTGGTCGGCTTCGTTCCTGAACTCCTCCCAGAGCCCAGCGAAAGCGAAAACGTCTTCATCCTTGAGATGAATGTAATACGGCTGCTTCTTGCCTTTATCGCCCTGCCACTCGTAATAGCCAGATGCCGGGACAATACAGCGCCGCTTCCTGATCGAATCCTTCCACGTGTTGGTCTCGGTGACGGTTTCGGCCCTGGCATTGATCGGCGCTTTGTATTTGCCGCCCGGCTTCCACCACGGTTTCTTCAGCCCCCACTCCATGAGGCGAAGCTCGCGCTGCCCGTCCTTGTTCTCTGCGATCACCGGCAGTTGCTGGCTCGGGGCGAGGTTGTAACCCAACTGAATGTGATCGGCGATCACGCCAACCCTGAACCGTTCGATGATGCCGGCTTCAGTGCCGGCAATGACGTAGCGTCCACACATGGCGCACTTCCCTCCGCGACAACTCGGATCGTACCTGATTTCCCGCCTCGGGTCACTTTTCCCCCGTCGTCTCCGCGTAATTCTCGAAAACGCCGCATGCCGTGAATAGCATGCCGCCAACGGCAACCCCGTTGGAGGACCCGGCGTCATGCGCGATCAGCTCAACCTGGCAACCAGTGCCCGCGTCACCGCGTTCAAAGGCGAGGACCTGCTGGCGATCGCGCGCGAGCGTGCCCCCGACCCGACGGTCTTTGACGAGCGCGGCGCCTTCTTCTGGCGCGCCGAAATCTCCAATAGCTCGCTCGACTTCTACTTCACGCGCATGTCCGAGAAGACGCTCAAGAACTTCGCCCAGGCGGCCACGGACGGCATCTCGTTCCAGGACAGCCACAACTGGGAAAAGCTCGGTTACGGGCAGTCGCTGCGCGGCATGTTCTACAAGGCGATCGAAGACGACGAATACGGCATTCCCTTGCATCGGGTCGAGGCCGACTTTTTCACCATTCCCGGCATCGCCATCAACGGCGTGAACACCACCGATTTCATCGACGCGGTCCGCTCCGGCGTCACCCGCGACGTATCGGTCGGCTTCTACGCCGACGAGACGCGCTGCTCCATCTGCGGGAACGAGCTCTTCCAGGGCTGGTTCGGCGGCTGGTATGGCGCGTGTGATCACGTGCCCGGCATTGAGTACGGCCTGGTCGATGAGGACGGCAAGCCGCTCATCGGCGAGGACGGCAAGAAGGTCAAGAAGCTGGCGTTCGCCTGGATCGAGGACGGTCACCTGACCGAAACGAGCCAGGTCTACGACGGCGCCACGCCGAACGCCGCCAACCTCAAAGCCGAATTGATGGCCGCCGCCGGCGCGCTCGACGACGCGAGCCGCGCCCTGATCGAGCGGCGCTACCGCCGCAGTCTCCCGAGTCCCCGCAGTCAGTTCGCCGTGCCCGGCGAGAAAGGACAGCCCATGACCCTCGCCCAGCGCAAACCGGCAGCCAAGCGCACGGAAGAGCCGGCGAAGCCGGTGGTCGAGCCGGAAACCCCAGTCGAAGAGCCGACGACTCCCGAACCGGCCGCGCCCGTCAGCGAACCGGAAGAGGAAGAGACCGTCATCCTCGACGACCTCGAAGAGGCGACACCCGAGCCGGAGGCCGACGCCGAGCCGGCCGACGAAGCCGCGGAGTACGAAGAGATCCGCGCCGTCTACAAGGACCGCGGCATCACCCTCGGCACCAGCCGCAACAAGGCGATCCGCATGCTCGCCGACAAGGTGATCGAGCAGCGCGATCTCGCGAAAGTCGGACGGATGTTCCGCACCGAGTTGGAGCGCGATGTCGAGGCTTCGCTCGTCCGCGCCAAGGGGGCGGATGAAACCAAGCTCGCCACCTATCGCAGCCTGTTCAAACGATCGACGGTCGAAGAACTGAAGCAGCTCCGCGCCGACTTCGAAGAGGAAGCGACGGCCCGGTTCCCGGGCCGTCGCATCACCCGCGACACCGGACCGGCGCCGGAGCACGAACAAGACCCGCAGCCACAAGCGGCTCCGGCGGGAGCCTACCGAGCGCCGTAAGCGCGTGCGATTGGACCTAACCGGCCGCAGGGCCGAACGGAGGAAGAACGATGGCGAATCCACGCGCAACCGTCCGCTACGACGAGATCGGCACGCTCGACGTGACCTTCAAGACGGACAACACGATTACCTACGATCGCACCAAGCCCGGCGGCAGCGACCAGGTCGGACTTGCGGTCACGCTGGCAGCGGACGACACCGCCGGTCTGATCGGCGACGGCGAGCAACTGCTCGGCATCTTGCAGCGAGTTGAAGCCGATGGCAAAGCGCTCGTTCGCATTCGCGGTTACGCCTACGCCAAGGCGGGCACCGGTGCCACATTGACGCTCGGCGGAGGCATTGTCGGCGCGCTGCTCTCGACCGCTGAGGGCTACATCAAGACCGGCACTGGCCGGGGATTCATCCAGAACAACGACGACACCACGAAGGTGCTCATCTATCTCTTCTAGGCAACCGGCTCTGTAACGAGCAAGCAGGCCGGTTGACCCGGCGGAGGTTTTCGCAGATGACGCGAGCGCAAGAGCTCCAGGGGCGCATCTCAATCCGCTCCATGGAGGACGCTTTCAAGGCCGGCAAGAGCCTCTCCCGCTGGCTGGAGGAGCAGGACCCGTCGGCCGAATACAAAGACGGCATGGATGCCTTCGAACGGCAGCTCATGCTCCATAACATCAAGACTGGCACCGATATGTCCGCCGGCTACTATGCCGACGAATTCGACGCTTTCAGCAGGGGTGGCGAAGCGACGAAAGTGCTAGGCGTTGAGTTTCTTTCTCGCTGCTGGCGCGCGGTGAAATTCGGCAGCACCCGAGCGCTCTACGGCTCGGACGACAGCGGCGTCGGCACGGCGATGCGCCCCTACTTCGATGCGGCAGTCGAGCGGTCGAGCCAGATCGCGCCAGCGATACCGATCTCTGAGGCTGTGGCAATCACCACGCCGATCAACACCAATGTCTACCGGGCGGTGTACCTGCTCGACGATGTTGCCGAAGAGCGGATGGTTCGCGTCACCGAAGGCGGCGAGATTCCCGGCGCGACCCTGAAGAGCGCGGAGCACGCGACCGACCTCTTCAAATACGGTCGCAAGATCAAGGCGACCTACGAACAGCTTCGGCGCATTCGCATCGACACCATCGGCTTCCATCTCTCCCGGATGGCGGCGCAGGCGGAATCCGACAAACTGCCGACCATCATGGATGTGATGACCGTTGGCGACGGGAACAGCAACGCGGCGCCGGTGGTCGATCTGACCGATCTTGATCCGGACGCGACTGCGGGGACGCTGACCCTGAAGGCCTGGCTGAAGTTCAAGATGCTCTTCCGCAATCCGTACGCGCTCACGCACGCGCTTGCGCAGGACGATGTCGCGCTGCAACTGATGCTCCTTGACTCCGGATCGGCAAATATCCCGCTCGTGGCACTTACGCAGGGCGGCGGTTTCGGTGGCTTTGATCCGATCAATCCTGAGCTACGCGACAACGTTCGGCTGGGATTCACCGAGGACGCGCCCGCGGACAAGATCGTCGGGTTTGATAAGCGGTTCGCGATCGAACGGGTGACCGAAATTGGCTCCAACATCACTGAAACCACGCAGTGGATCACCAATCAGACCCGCGAGCTCGTGATGAGCGAGGTCGAAGGTTTTGCCAAGATCGATGACAAGGCCGTGCAGGTACTGAACCTCGCCGCCTAAGTCTTCTCAGCAATTGCCGCAGGAAGGACGGCCGGAGCGACGCAAAGGTCGCCCGGCCGTTCGTTTTGAAAGGATCAGGAGATGACGCTCATCACGGTTCGGCCGACACGCAACGACCGGCGCACGATCGTCTGGGAACGCGACAGCCGGCATCCCGGCGGCGAGGCCTACATTGGCGCCCGGACTGACCGCGAATTCGTCGTTGGCGAGACCCCCGACATCCTTCGGGCGATTGCCAGCGGTGCACTCGAGCGCGTCGCGGTACCGGCCGACACCGCTACGACGCAAAGCGAGTCCTACGAGTTGACAAAGGCCCGGGAGGAAGCTGCCGAAGCCGCGGTGGAGGAGAGCGCCGGAATCTACGAACTCGATGGGAAACGGCACGTGTTTCACTCGATCGATGACGTGCCTGCTAATGCCGTCGTGGTGGGATTCCGCAGCGTCGAGGAGTTGCACGAGGCGGTAAAGGCCCTAGAAGAAGTCCAACCGCAAGAGGACAAATCCAATGGCGATCAGCCGCCAGCTCCCGGGGCGACAACTGTCGGCGACCAGGAGGCGCCCACCAATCCCGACCAGACGGCTGATCAGGCTGAACCTCCGACAGGAGCGGGTGCGCCAGCGAACGCTGAGGGCGCCACGGCTGAAAACGCAAAGGATGCCGCATCTCAAGAAGAGGTGAATCCGGTGAACGCCGAGCAGCAGCAGACCACCAACAGCACCAACACGACCGATCCGAAGCAGGAGCAACCGACAACCACCCAGCCGCCGCGCCGATCGACCCGCCGACCGGCTGAACCACGCTAATGGCGCTGCCGATTCTCGCCGGCACCGACGATGCGGCTGCGGTGCGCCTGCTGATCGATCAGAACCTGACCGCCGACCTGATGCCGGATATGACGATCTACAGTCCGGTCTTCTACGGCGCAGTGCAGGCAGAGCTCGTGCGTCGCGTGCCGGGTCTCGCCGATGCTGACAGTGGGAGCGACGAACAAGCCGCGTACAAGCTCGTCGCGATGTACTGGACCGCGGCCGCGATGCTCTCCGGTCAGGTGGGATTGACCGGCGAGAAATTCACGGACGAGTACAGCTACACGCAGGATGCTGGGGCAGTGGCTGCTCGCGCGGCATGGCTGCGTCAACTGGGCGAGGACGCGCTGGAGCCGTATCTCGAGACCAGCGGATTGGGGACGATGTTCGCCCGGGTGCCGGGAGGCAGGGGGCGGATATGAGCGTCGGATTGGCGCGTGCCCGTGGTCGCATGAAGAGCCGCCATACCGCGAAGCTGACGATCGAGCGGCAGAACGCGAGCGGTGCCTGGCAGACGGTCGCCATCGACGTGCCGTGCACGCTCCGTCCGGTGCGCTCCGGCGGTGCGCCGGCATCGGCGCAACCCGATGCCGGCCAACAGGGCCAGCGGCTTTACGCCTGGCGCGTGCTTGCCGACGTCGGTACCGGCATCCAGATCAAGGACCGACTCACGATCGTCACGGCTGAATTCGGCACCGTGCGCATTGTGGTCGGAGCGATCACGCAACCGTCGATGGGGGTGTGCGAAAACGCCTTCGGCACGCGCGAGGAATGGGCCGGCGAGCAGATCAGCATCACCTTCATCCGTTACGACCAGGTCACCGAAACCGAGGCGACCCTCGGGCCCGTGCTTGCCGGTCGAGTGCAAGACGATCCGCGATCATCAGGCGGATCGAGCGACGGATCGGCAGGCGCGTTGATGACGGTCACGCTGCGATTGCCGGATACCGAGCCGCGCGTCCAGGTCGGTGACATCGTCCCCGAGCTCGCCGGCGGTGTCGTTCGCGTGGTGCGGCCGGCCGTCGATCAGCACTACGAGATCGAGGTGGCGGTCGATGCCGGCATTGCCTGGACCTCTGGAGGCTCCTAGCAGTGGGCGTACGCTGGAAAGGCCTGAGGGAGACCACGCAACGGATCGATCGGCTGGCGAACGAGCTGGACGACAACGTCGGGGTCGAGATGGCGGCGCTCGGTGAGGAATGGACGGAGTATGCCCAGAGCCATCACCGCTGGCAAAACCGCAGCGGCGAGGCGGAAGCCGAACTCCATCACGTCGTGACGAAGACAGGAACCGGCTGGCAGGTGGACGAGTCGCACGGTGCGCCGTACGGCATCTGGCTCGAGAAAAAGTATGGCGGCAAATGGGGCGTGCTCCTCCCCTCCCTCGCCGCGATGATCCCGAGAGTGCAAGCCCGGCTCCGTAATGTCTTTCGCTTCTGAGGTACGGCCATGAGTCTCGATCTCATCAACGCGATCGCCGATGCCCTCCGCAACGATCCGACGATCTCGGCCGCATTGACCGGCAAGGTCTGGACGCGCGAGCTGCGCAAGAACGTCTCGACCGATCCCAGCGTGCAAACGCCTGGCTCGACGCCGGATGCGTTCGACAGCGCGCAGCGGATCAGGCGCGCCGCCGTGGTGCAGATGCAGTTGCCGGAAACGCGCAACCTGGCCGGACCATCGGGTGCCTACATCGGCGGGCCGCAAATCCTCTTCTACTGCCAGCCGAAGGAGACGGAGAAGGTGGCGATCAACACGGTGATCGGCAAGACAATCGCCCTACTCCGAGGAAAGCCGATCCGAATCCCGTCATACGGCACCGCGACGGTGCTCTCGATCGCCGGCCGAGATGACTTCGAGGATGATCCGGTGCTGAATGCGGTGTTTGCGTCGTTGTCGTTGCAGGCGGATGGGGTGTGGTTTACCGGCTAGCGGGATCGAGGCCGAGTATTCTATCCACCGAAACCTTGACCGGTCTATCTTCCGGATCGAAACTCACCGTATAGGTCTCGCTGTCGCTGCCGCCGAAGCTCATATACGCCCGCGTGTTCGAGCGGTCGATAATCTCACCAGAGATAGACGTCCGCGAGAGATCGGGCGGAGCCGTGTTATCGACTAGCACGCGATCACCGATGTTGTAACAGTATTCGAAGGCTGATGAATCACTCATCGTTCATGCCGTTCTCGTGGTTGACGCGAGTATCAGGCAGGGATTCAAGCGTCAAACTGAAACTACCAGGTTGCCATTCTTCGGAGCTCCTGTATGTGAGTCCAGCAGGATACTTCTCAGCAAGCTGCTGCTTCAGTCGCTCGATCGCCTCGTCGCTAAAGCGCTCGCCGTAGGCGTTGACGTACGCAAGGACCTCAATCGATTGCGTCAGCGATTCGACCGGTACATGGATCGTCTTTTCGTCTATCATCAGAACTCTCCGCGGTATTCCTGCAACCTATTCGGCTGCTCCCTGAATGCGTCGGTAAATCGCTGCCACGATCGTCTGACCGTTTTCCACGTCGAGCGGAAATTCACCTTCAACGGATTGCTTCGGCTTTGCGATTGCTTCGGGGACGAAACACTCGCCATGTGAGGGCACTTCGCGAGGTGAAGCAAACGTAATCTCGAATGATCGAATGGGAACATTACCAGTCTTTTCTTCCATCGGCGTTTACCTTTCCTCCACCTTATTCTATCACCGGCGATGTCAAAAGTGACCCATTTCTCCGAAGATTTTGCAACGCCGTTGCTAGCATTCGGGCGAGCCGCAACCAGCGTATTCGCTCCGGGCGAACAGACGACGCGGCTCCGGAGGAATCCACCATGCCCGACAAGATACTTACCGTCGAAGAGCTCGATGCCTATCTCAAAGAGAACGGCACCGTGCCTGGCGGGTATCGCTTCAACCCGCATGCGAAAGTGCGGTGGACCACGCTCGACGGCACCCCAGTTGAGTCGGCCCCAGTATCGGAGCCGGTCGACGAAGAGGTCACTGCCGTAGACGAGGAAGCCACTGCATCGGAGCCGGTCGACGAAGAGGTCACTCCCGTCGATGAGGAAGCCGCTGCTGAAGACGACGAGGAGTCCTAAGCGCCATGCGCGTGGTGCTCCTCGACCCGGACATGCTTGCCGAGGATGGCAGTGGCAAAGCGGTGCAGCCGGAGACCGGCTACGTCTGGCTGGAGTGGATCGGGCAGCCCTCGCCCACCATCTCGCCGACCGTCCGGTTCCTAATGCTCCGTGACCGGCTTCCTGCCATCTATAAGAAGGCGATCCGCACGATCGCCGCCGGCGCGATTCGCCGGGTGGATGGCAAGACGTCGCGCACGATCGAGCGCGGCAACGGCTACGGCCAGATTCCAGGCCTCACGCAGACCTGGACCTTCGGTCCGAAGAAGAATGCCGGACGCGGTCAGCGCGGCAGTTACATCCAGAAAGTCCCTAATCGCGACGCCGATCTGATCAAGTCGTCGCCCTCCGGCAAGGAGTTCCGGGTCCTCGGCTACGCCGGGGACACCGACATCGAACCGGTGACGGCGATGACCAACGCGATCATCGGCGACGTGTTCCAAACCAAGGTCGCGAAGAAGCTCGGCGAGGCCGAGGGCTTCAAGACCTACCGCGCGCTCAGCCGAAAGATGGGCTGGGACGCCACAAGAGTTCGCAGACGATGAGCGCGGTCGAGCACCCACGACCACCTGAAGCGCCGTTTGCCGGGATCGAGTCGCTCGATCTCACGCAGTTTCGGCAAGAAGTGGTCTTGCGCTGCCCGGCCGGCGTGCATCACGGAACGATCATCAATGGTCGCTATCTCCGGATTCCCTGCCGGCGCAGCAAGCGAAAGCGCGACGGGCTCCAGGCCTACGACGTGTTCGACCTCGTGTTGGGGCGGCACGTGCGCGTGGAGTACCAGCAGCCGATCGCCGGGCGTGTTTCCCGGCAGGAGGAATAGGAGATGCCGGGATTCGCTGAAGTTCCGCGCGGCGTAGAAAACCTGATGGTGGCCCCGGTGACTGGTGCTGCCAATACCGTCGGAACCTGGGTCGACGTGCCGGGCATCGGCTCGTTCGAAGTCAATGTCGAGTCGGACTCCGACGAGTTGTCGGGCGATAACCGCATCATTGCGGTTTCGAAGTCAGCGCCGTCGCTGTCCGGCTCGATGGAGTGGCACCAGATCAATCTCGCCGCGCTCGCCGTCGTCAAGGGCGGCATCGTTTCGACCACCGGCACTGCGGGCAACCAGATCTCCGAATTGCCCGAATCCGACACGCTGACGCAGATCAACTTCGCCATTCAGGTTGCGGCGCCCGGCGTCGATGTCGGCGGCTCGGAGTACCAGGTCGAAGTGAAGAAGGCGACGATCACCTCCGGTCTGTCCGAGTCGATGACGACGGACGACTGGAACACCCCGAGTCTCGACTATGCGGGTGTGTCGGTCGGCGGCATCCTGCTCGTTCGCCGGCAGTTTGAGGACGCCGACAACGGCGGCCTGCCGTACGAGGCGGCATAGGCAGAAGGGTATCGATCGATGGTCAAGGTGCTCCAGCAGGGCAAGCTCCCCAAACACGAGTCGCCGTGGTGGCTCAAGGTCATCCATGAGTGCGGCTATTGCGGAGCGCGCTATCTGCTGGAGCACCGAGACCCGGTCGAAGCCCGGCTCTCCGAGTGCGGACACATCATCGCCGAGACGGTGTGCCCGACCTGCAAGCAAAAGGTCACAACTCGGCACCCGGACGGACTTGTTCGGGAACATCCGAAGCCGGAACCGCTGCCCAAAAGCATTCCGGAAAGCGAGCGATTCAGGTCCCGTTAGTTTGGCGAAACGCCGAAAAGCGCCAAGAGCGCAGGAGCAAAGAGCGATGCCAACCACCCCACGCACCAAATCCCGATCCGGCGTACCGAGCGCCGGTCCCCGCAAGCGCGCCGCCGCCGTGAAGCAAACCGACATCACCTACGCCAAGAAGCTGGTCGATCCATCGCTCTTCTTTCAGGAATCGATGGACACCGAGTTCTATTTCCGCCTTGCCGCGACCTTCCCGAGCAAGGAGGTCTATGTCAAAGCGCAGCGCGTGACGCTCGGTGACGAGATGCTCGACGGACGGTTCCCGGCGGATTTCACCGAAGACCTGCTCAAAGGCTTGCAATTCGTTTCGGACGAAAGTCACGGTGCATTCTTCGAGCAAATGAAGAACGCAAACGACCTCCAGGCGCTCGCGATGGCTGCGCGAACTCCGGAGATCAAGCCGCTGCTCGATGCCGCCATCGTCATGGGATTCCTCGAGCCCAAGGCCTACCTCAAGGAAGATGACGCGAAAGCAAACGGCGGCATTCCCGTCGAGAAGATCCGCTTCGCCGACAAGCTCCGGTTCGTCGCCGAATTGCAGAAGGAGGACGCGGCAGCCGACGCCCTGTTTCCGCCCGCTCCTCGACCAGAGGCTTGAGCTCTATTACCTCGATCTGCTCTGCACGCGCTATCCCCAGGCCGGTACGCCCTTTGACGCGGCCGGCCTGACCGGTGCCATGCGGCGACGCGGCTTTCACCCGGCGACAATCGAGCGCTACCGGTTTCGCTTCAACATCGCCGTCGCGATATACGGCGATGCCGTCGATCGGCGCAAGAACGAGACCGTCCAGAAGAATGCACCGAAGGACAAGAGCAAGACGCCGAAGATCAGCGTACCGAAATACACGTCGCTGACCGGACTGCTCAACCTGCCGAAGCCGGACGAAGTGGCCATGGCTGATCCGAAGGCTCAGGCCGAGCACGATGCGCTGATCGAGGCGTGGCAGACCGACCCTGAGGAGTTCGTGCGGATGTTGCAGGAGAAGATCGGGTTGGAGGCATAGAGACATCAGCCGAGGGTCAACAATAAGAGCCTGTGCGTCACAGAGGTGACGCACAGGCTCTCCTGTTCGCGCCGGAAACGTTAGATTCGCTAGTCGTTACCGGCGCGGCGCAACCGATCGACCAGGCTTTCGATGAGAACGTGACCGCAAGCGATGAGCGCGATATCGACCGCGTGCTTCACTCCTTCGGCAACATCGGCCACACTGATTGACAGGAGACCGCCACCTCGGAGAAGCGAAATAACCGGGCATAGCACTTCGATGACAAGCCACGAGCTTACGAAGAACATGTGGTCCTCCATGAGGCTTGTGCACCGCTTGAGGGTCGATCATGTGCTTGACACTCGAAGCTGGCGGACCTACGATCACTGCACGTGAATCGACCGAGCGGGCAGCACGGACGATTGCGGTATTGGGCTCCCGGCGGGTGTGTTAGGGTCACTGCCGGGGCCCAATCGTTTTATTCGGATACCTCCTTCTCGCCAGCATATTCATTGTTGCAGGTTGCTGCCGATAGTTGCCCCCATTGTCAATCCCTAGCTTACGCAACCCACGCATCTTCGTTTGGAGACGAAGAGCGTTAGGTTCGTCTTGACAAAGTCCGAAATACCGCCCTTCCAATAGATAGGATAGATATGAAGGGTCGGGACCAGACAACACCAAGGAACGCGAGAGCGAACGCTCATGATTGCGGTGTTGGATGGAGGATTCGATGGTCAGCTCGAATACCCGACCTCAAAAAAGCTGTAAGAGTAAGGAGGTGAAGGGGTCGATGCCACTCGACCCTGATATTGGATGGCCGTACCGGTGCTCGGATGACGAAGTCGTCAAAGTCCTTACGGCGCGGCACACGATGGTGAGGTTCTGGGCGGAGGGCATTGAAGGAGATCACAACCTTCTTCTTTACCTCGGACACATAGTGGGTGAGCTACGTTTCAACATGTCCACAACAGATGGAACGCCTGAAGAGCTGGACAGAGTGGCATGGTTCGCTTGCTTCGTCGGCCGACTCCACTTCATCAAAGAAAAGCAGGTGCCCGGTCAGGACTTTGACTTGCCAATTCTTCCACAGCGCGAAGGGTCAAGGCGCCTACCGAAATAACTGTCAGACGACCCGTTGTCCCGCCCTTCCACCGAGGAGCGGGCGAGAGGGGATCACTCAGTGAAACCGATCTCGTTCGCTTCAATGGTGTAGCTGACCAACGTTTCGTAGGGCGTTCCTACGATAGCGAGCGGTACTCCGCCAAAATCTGGCTAGAGGAGGTGAGACCGTACGGATGGCGAACCCTATACCGTACAGTGCAAGTACACCGGCGCAGGGACGACCCAAGTCGTTCCATCGTGTGTGCAGTGTAATTCCACTGACGCAGGGAGGAACCGAGTCGTCCCATCTCGACGAACTCGACAAACTCGTCAGCCTTCTGGCTGAGATTTGCAGCGAGCTCAAGGAGATGAGCACGAGCGACTCCGTCTCTCGGCTGAATTTACCTGACGGCCGATACTGGTACCTGACCAGATCTCTGCCTTCGTGGATGGTAAATCTCGCACCAAATGGTGCCGAGTTGTCTACCGAGGGTCGAGAAGTGTACGCAGCAGTTCTCTCGGAACTCCGTGAATTCATGGAAGAGTGTCGACCAAGGTGTTGACACGATTCACTCGAAGGAGACGTTGACATCATGCACGGTAGATTCGAGCCCATTGTTCTAACCGGCGGTCCTGAATGGTCATCTTTGCGGGAAGGTGACTAGTTAGGTCTGGTTTAGCCGTCCAGCTAAACCAGACCTGAAATGATTGACGGGTCCCGTACCGGAGAGGCGGGACCCGTCACATCTCGCGAGAGGTGGACGTCTTTAGCCTTCCTCACTCGAATTGAGCTTGAGGCACTTTATTGGCATCGATCGGCGGCACGTCAATCACTTCTTAATGACTCCTAGGTTTGGAATCTGCGTCACCTAATCGCCGCCCACCTCTATCTGCCTGCTTAGGTCAAAAGTGCCCCGATTTCTCCGAATAAGTCGACAGCGTTTTCCATACTGAAGCCATCACTCGCCTGACTAACGCCCAGGTGAGACCGTCCGTTTTCGACGCGACCACCGTCAAAAGCGCAGCCCACCAGCACCAAAGCGCGACGCGTGACAAACCGCACTCAGTTTTGAGTCAAGCGGGGCGTTCGCGGTCGCTGCTCTCCCGGTGACGCCAGCTCCGCGCTGCCGTTATCCGGCGGCAGGCGCGCTGTGGCTGGCTACAACATCGGCACCGCGACCGCGACGATCGAGGTCGATACCAAGCAGGGCATCGCTGCCCTCCGCTCGTTCGCCAAGGAATTCGGCGGGCTCGAGCAGCAAACCCGCGGACTCAATCAGACCCTCAACAACGTCGCCGTGCAGGGGCTCGGCAAAGGCCTCGCCGGATTCGGCCTCGCCATCGCCGGCGGCTTCGGGCTGGCGATCAACTCTGCGGCGAACTTCGAGCAGGGCATGTCCAACGTCCGGGCTGCGCTCAGCAGCACGAACGATGGAGCGGGCCTCACCAAAGAACAGTTCAAGGCCCTCAACGACGAAGCCCTCCGGATCGGAGCCACTACCTCGGCGAGCGCCACCGAAGCGGCCTCGGCGATGGAAGTCCTGGCGAAGGCCGGCGCCAGCACCGAGACGATCCTCAACGGCGGCGCCCAGGCCGCGGTCAACATCTCCGAGGCGACGGGCGAAAGCCTGAACCAGAGCGCCGAGACCATGGCCTCGGTCTCGAATCTGTTCGCCGATACCGGGATCACGGCCGCACAGATCGCTGACGTCATCGTCAACGGCATGGGGCAGTCGAACGCCAGTCTGTCCGAATTCCAGACCGGCATTGCCCGACTCGCCCCGGTGATCGCCGCGACCGGCATGAGCTTCGAGGAATCGGCCGCCGCGATCGCCTACTTCAACGCCCGCGGGTTCTCCGCGGCTGAAGTTGGCACCAGTCTCACCAGCGCCTTCACGCGCCTCGCCAATCCGACGGATGAAGCCGCCGCCAAGATGGGCGAGCTCGGCATCAGCGCGTTCGACGCCCAGGGCAACTTCGTCGGCTTCCCGAGCCTGATGGACCAGGTGCAAACGGCCACGGCCGGGATGTCCGAAGAAGCGAAAGCGGCTGCCATTTCGCTGATCTTCGGCGCGGACGGCATGGACCTGTTTGCCGATGCCGCCAAGACGGGCGGCGATGGCCTGCGGGAAACCACCGATGAGATGGGCGTTGCCGGATCGGCTGCCGAGCAGGCCGCCATCCGGATGGACAACTTCCGGGGCTCCGTCGAGCAACTCAAGGGTGCGATCGAAACGCTCTTGATCACCGTCGGCTCACGGCTCCTCCCGGTCGTGCGCGAGGTCGCGGACGGCGCGAGCGGTCTCGTCACCGCGTTTCTCGGATTGTCCGAAGGAACCCAGACCGTGATCGCTGGGGCAGCCGGCGTGGCTGGCGCGCTCTCGCTCGCCGCCGGCGGTTTCATCCTGATCGCGCCGCGGATTCAGGAGACGGTCAAGGCCTACCAGGCGCTGCGCGCCGCACAGCTCGGGCTGCTCGGACCGGTCGGCCTCGGAATCGCCGCGGTCGGGCTCTTCGCGCTGGCGATCCATAAAAACATCTTCGGGCTGGGCGACGGCTTCCACGCCGTGACGTCGACCGTTTCGGACATCATCGACCGGTTCAAGGTCCTCAACAGGACAGTCTCGAACGTCAAGGGACGGGGATTCACCGACGCGTTCGGCAATGTCGCCGTCCTCCGTGATGCCTACCAGGGACTGACGCAGATCGAGCGGGTGTTCGCGGTCCTCGGTGACGCGATCGAGGATGTGACCGGCCTGCCGGTTGCCGGCTTCTTTGCCGAGCTCGGTACATCCATTCAGCGCCCGGTCGATGGCGTCCTCAAAATGTGGGACGCGCTGACGCGCATCAACGCCGCGTTCCGAGACAACGGCATCAGGGCCGGGTTCGACGCCCTCTTCGGTTCCGGCGGGCGAAAACTCCTCGCCGGGTTCGGCGACACACTCGGGTCGCTTCCGAAGCTGCTCGGCAAGAGCCTGCTTCAGATCAGCACCGGCTTTGCCCCGGTCGATCGCGCCATCCACGACATCGGGCAAAACCTGGTCGACGTTGGGCGCCTGGCCCAGGAAGTGTTCAGTGGAGACATCCGCGGCGCTCTGACCGTTCTCGAGCGCCTGCTGCTCCGCTCATTCCTCGGGCCGATCAAGAACGCCCTCCGCACGATCGACGAGCTGTTTGGCACCAACCTCTTCGGCGGATTCAACAAGCTCTTCGCTCCGATCCAGGACACGATCGATTCCGTTTTTGGTTCCCTCGGCGATGCGCTGACCGGGTTGACGGGCCGGTGGGGCAAGTCCTTCGGCAAGATGGGCGACGCCCTCAAGGACATTGGCAAGGCCTTCACCAAGGGCGGGCTGCGGAAGGGGTTTGACGCGCTCTTCGGGAAGAGCGGTCGCAAGCTGCTCACCGGGTTCGGCGACACGGTCTCCGCCATTCCGAAGGCATTCGGCGAGTTCCTGCGCGGGATCGAGACGCCGTGGGGCAGCGTCAACACCCTGCTCGACGGAACCGGCGATGTCCTAAATGACATCGGGCGCCTGGCTCAGGAGGTCTTCGCGGGCGATTTCGCCGGCGCCCTCACCGTCGGCAAGCGCCTGCTCGGCGACACGATCGACCTGGGCAAGGACTTCGTGTCCGGCTTCCTCGCGAACGCGCGGACCGCAGTTGGGCTGCTCGGCGATGCGATCCGCTCGATCGACTGGGGAGCCATTGCGTCCGGTATCGGCGACTTCGCGAGCGATGCGTGGTCAGCGATCCAGAACGGCATCTCGCTTGCCTGGGACCAGATCACGGATCTCAACTGGGACAACTACATCGACAAAATCCAGGACTTTGCCGGATTGGTTGCCGGGAAGATCAAAGACCTTCCATGGGGCGACTACATCGATAAGATCCAGGATTTTGCGGGCCTCGTCGCAGGCAGAGTCAAAGACTTGCCGTGGGGCGATTACATCACGGCCATCGAGGACCTTGGTGCCATCGTCGGAGGAAAGATCAAGGATCTTCCGTGGGCCGACTATCTCGGGACCGCGATCGATCTCGGGGCGAAAGTCAGCGAAAAGATCAAGGAGTTGCCGTGGGGCGATTACGTCACCGCTGTCACCGACCTCGGCGCTCTGATTGCCGGCAAGATTTCAAGTCTCCCGTGGGGCGACTATATATCAGCGGTTGAGGACCTCGGCACCCTAATTGCCGCAAAGATCAGCAGTCTACCCTGGGCTGACTATCTCGGCGAAACCGTTGATCTCGGCGCAAAAGTAGCCGAGAAGATCACGTCACTGCCTTGGGGTGATTATCTCGGCGAGGCCATCGATCTGGCCGGTCTGGTCTCGACCAAGATCGTGTCACTTCCGTGGGGCGATTACATCACCGCAATCGAAGATCTGTCATCGTTGGTTGCGGCCAAAATCAGTTCGCTTCCATGGAGCGACTTTATAGGTAAGGTCGAGGACCTCGGCACGGTACTCGGCGCAAAAATCCTACAGCTCGAGTGGTCGGCATTCGTCACTCTTCTCGAATGGAGCACCTACGTCCCCTCCCTTGTCTGGAGCGACCTGACTCCGAGTCTGACTTGGCGAGACTTCGTGCCAGGGATGACGTGGGAGAGTTTCATCATTGCGCCGGTTTGGACGTCGTTCATTCCGGGTCTCTCCTGGGCCAGCTACATTTCTGTCGCAATTTGGAGCGACTACGTCAATCCGCTCGATTGGGTCGATTGGCTGACCAGCCTTTCCTGGGGCGACTACGTTTCCAACTTGAGTTGGGGCGACTTTGTTCCAACTATTTCCTGGACATCATTTATTCCAGGCTTGAGCTGGCTCACCTACCTTCCTCTTGGATTCTCATGGAACGACTTCATTCCGGGCGTAGCTTGGACCGACTACATTCCGGCAGATTTGTCCTGGAGCGACTTCGTTCCCACCGTGACCTGGTCAACATTCATTCCCGGGAACCTCTCCTGGGATACGTTTATTTCGGCTCTTTCTTGGACAAGCTTTATCCCGGCGCAACTGGACTGGGTGCTGTTCATATCGAGCGTTGCATGGCGTGACTACATCCCATTCGACGTGAACTGGAGCGGAGTAATCCCGAATCTGACTTGGAGCGACTTCGTCCCGGATATCTCGTGGGGCGATTACATTCCAAGCTTTTCATGGCCGAGCAAAGACGACATCCTCAAAGCCCTTATTGGAGCTGTTACTGGTGATGGCGCAAATTCGAATGAGCTGCCAGGCGGCATCGAAATACCGGATCCGAATGCACCACCCACTTCAACACCACCCCTAACGAACGATGGGGCATCCGTGCTCGCCGGTATAGATGTGCAAGGGCTATCCAATGTCGTCGCGGATCTCTATAAACTGGGTCAGCAAGAGAACCTATTCAAAGCAGTTTTCACGGCTGACTACACTGCCGTCGACAAAGCGTCGCAAGTGGCATGGACACTCGGAAACTCGTGGGCCAGTGCGCCTCCGTTTCAAGCGACCTTTTCGGCCCTGTATGACCTGGTAGATCGAGCATCAATCGTCTCGTGGACGCTTGGCGGTTCTTGGGCGCAATCTGTTCACACGGGACAGTTCAACGGTGATCCCACTGGAGCCGATCGAGCGGCACAGACCGCGTTCTCGCTTGGCTATGCGTGGGATGCGCAGGTCTTCACCGCTTCGTTCTCGGTCGACGTTTCGAACGTTCTCAATGCCGTCGCGGTCGTGAGGCAGGCCGCGCAGGATATCAGCAACCTCCTGCCTCACAGCCCGGCGAAAGAGGGTCCTCTCTCAAGAGTTCCCGATTTTTCCTACATTTTGGATTCGCTCAAACGCTCATTCGACCCCATGGCCGGTGTCGCCGAGCGCGACCTTCAAGCGGTGCAGCGGCTTCTGGATGAAAAAATGAGCATCGCTCGACTCAATCAAATGGCTGCCGGCATTTCTCCGAACGGTTTCCGCTCCGGTGGGGTTATCAATAACTCCTACTATCGTGCCGGCGACTCGATCGATGCGCGGACGCTCCAGCAATTGGCTCCGGAAGCGCTGCTCGAACTCCTGCGAAACGCCAGTCGCGGGGCCCAGGCTGCCGACGCCGTCGATGAAATCTCGTGGTCCGAATGGGATAGCGACTAAATCTCCAGCGAGCTAAACCGAACGGTATTTTCCGGCAATGTATGCAGCGATGTCATCGCATGCATTTATTTCAGTGCTCGCCCCGTCGGTCAGCTCGACTGCGCCTTGCGCTTTCACATAGATCAGGAGGTCAGGATCAACAGCGTAGCTTCCTCCGCACATCGGCTCGAAGAGAAAGTATTCAGTTCCATCAACGCGTTCAGCGTCAACCACACCGGCAGGGAGAGGCATTTCATCCAGCTCGATTCGGCGACCAGAAGGGATGTCGAACTGATCGTCGTATTGGTCGCGGTCGACCCATCCCGTAACAAGATCCCAGGCATCATTGCTGGAAGCCCGATTGGTCTTGTTTTGAAGGATGACGATCATGACTCGACGTCCGGCCGGACCGCCAAAGTAACGCCCGAAGCCGTCTGCAATATAGTCATTGTTCGTAGCATTCGGAAGATAACTATCCTCCGTCCATCCCGGACCGAACGTAGCGGCTATCGGCATTATTTGACTGAGCGGATACTGGCTCTCGTAGCTGGCTGTCGGCGTCGCCTCTTGAGCCACGGCGCCCACTGGTGCCAGTAAAACGACGAGCATGAATAACGCGGACAATCGACGCACGATAATTCCCCTCCTTCGATCTCGGCAGTAGTTTATGGATTGTTCCCCGGAGCCACGACGATGCTGAAAACCTCACGGGTGACCTCGTCATAGTTGAAGATCACGATGAAGGTGCCTGGCGCCTCTCCCATCCACACATCAAAGTCGGCGTACTCAAGTCGAGGTATGAGCGACTGGCTGTTGTAGACGCGTACGGTTGAAAAGGTCTGAGGGTAGTATTCGTCAACAAGGATCGAATCGGGAGGGATCAACGCGGCAGCGAGGTCTTCAGCGGTCGAGAACGGAATATTCGGCACTTGATAAGTGAGATTCCAGACATTGCCGTTTATGTACGAAACGATGAAGCTATAGTCAGTTTGATAGCCATACACTTCAAATCCTGGGAAAGACACGTTTGGATTAGCTGAACCGTGGACTCGCTCCCAATCGGCCCGCGACTGTCCGATTCCAGATGAATAACCCGACACTCCAGATTCCGGAGCTTCCGTGGGTGTCGGCTCCGGACGTGGAGTCGGAGTCGGTTTAGGTGGAGAGGTCGGTTCCGGCGTCAATACCGCTGCTGAAATGTGAAGCGTGTGGCAAACATCCCAGAGTCCGCGCCCTTTGATGCGAGCGTCGAGTTCAGCTTTCTCGAGATTATCGAAATATTTCGGCGAGTCTTGTCCATCATCGAATCCGGCATAGCCGTCGCGAACCATTTTCGTATTGATAAGCAGCGCTTTGGCCCCGTTGGAACCTGGTAGCCAGACATAGCGAACCCGAAGCGATCCGTATTCATCGGCAGTGCCAGACTGCTCAAGATAAACGATTGTCCCGACCGGGAGTAAATCGGCGAGATATTCAGTGGATTCCTGAAAGAAGCACTCGTCGGATTCGGGAGCATCAATTCCTGCGAGCAAGACTTGCACAGCCCCATCAGGTGCTTGAACGTCGATTTTGTCGCCATCAATGATGCCGGACACTGTCGCTGGTTTCGCTGCTGCAGGTACTCCCAAGGGCAAGGCGGCGGGACTAGCACCCGGCGTCGCTTCTTGCGCGAACACAACACTCGGCATCGCCAACAGTGCCAGTACGCTCCAAATCAACCAGCGCCGCATAGAAACTCCCCTCGCCTGATGACGAGGGGAGTGTGCCGAATTCGATGGCGTTCTGCAAATCGGTCAGAATCGTCAGCCGGAAGGTGCACAGCGTCTCATATTTTTCGAACTTTCACGTTATGATCTCAGTGGGAAGCGGATCGAAACTCAAAACACACTCACCTAAGAAAGCCATCATGAGCCAGGCAGTGTTTCCTCGAATCGATATCCTACGACACGGGATCGATAGGCTATTTGTGTCTATCTTTCTCGAAGACGTCGAGGATGTTTTCGAGGCGATACTGAACCAACTCAATGAGGTCAGTTCTAGCGACGATGCAAGCACTATTGCTCCCCACGGTATCCTTGGACTTTCAGAGCGATATGACTCGACTGAAGACCTTCGCCAGCTTTCATTCAATGCAGTGCTTGTTCACGGAACTGACCAGGAATCTCAAGAAAAGAACATCATCCTAGTGCTTGAGTATGCTGCGGACGGTGTCGAGCCGCACATAACGATACGCAAGCCCGAGGATGGTGAAGCAGCGGCGGCAGAAGATGAGGAGGAACGGATTCTTGCTGCTATAGCATTGGTGCAGTCCTCTCAATCCATGCAAGTCGACGCACATTTTCAACTAGATGGAAATGCATGGTTTCCGCTGCCAACCATCGTGTCAGCCGGACCCGAAAAGGCCGGGGAAGTCAGCATTCGAGGTATACGAGGTCAATGGAGTGGGCTGGAAGAGGATCCAAAGTCCTTCTCGTATCAGCTGGAAACGCTTTCGGGGCGGATACTTGGTAGTGTGCGATTTCGGCAGCGGATTGATTTGAGTCCAGACATCACGAATCTTGCCCTGGAGACCTCTAATCGCTTGATCGCCCTGCTCGTGACCCCAAAGGCCGAGGAACTGCAATGAGTATATCGCGACCATTTCTCAATCAAATGCTTGTCGATCATGCGGGAAAAGAAGAGGACCTAGAGCCGGGCATCGAGTTCACATACCGTGGTAAAACGAAAACTCTCCGAATCGGAAACGTGGATTACCCACATGAATATTTTGGCGTCCCGTCGTCCGAACAAGACCGTGATACCGTCGTGTTTCGAGTCTCAAATCTTAGCGATATGATTGGAGCGCTCAAGGCTGGAGACTTACGCCAACTCCGCGAAGACATTGTTGAAGAAATTGCGATAGCGGACGGTGTCAGCCTCCCTCAAGAGCTTGTCTCAATCGCGAACCAGATCATTCGTTCCAGGCGCATCCTTGACCTCCCGGAAGATTGGGACGGAGAAGGGAGCCCATCATTTGAGGAGGTAACTTGGTGGTGGGCTGCCTGGTTTATCACCAGAATGTCGCGTACCTTCTGGAACGAAACAAAGACTATCCTTCCAACGCCCTCAATCTATGAAGGTCCAGAAGGTTCCATTGACATTGTGTGGCGTAACGACAAGCGCCGGCTGCTGATCAATATCGAAGCGCCTCCTTCGAATCGTCTCACGTATTCGGGCTTGGATACCGACGACCCTGATCTTGTATTCAACGGCAATGAGTTCGTAACCAGGATGGGCGATTGGATCGTTCGATGGCTGATGCTGCGCTAGATGGACCATGGGCTCCGGAGAACATACCTGATGACGACGGGATTCTTCTCCGAGTCCTGAGGTCCAATTTTGACTTTGAGAATGATGAGATAAAGCCTGTTGGATTTAAGAACCATGGCGACGGTATGTCAACCGATTGGGAGAAATACAGTAGTGCCGAGCAAACCCGAGCCCGATGCCCGGAGGACAAGTCCCCGGAGGATTATGGAGTAGTACGCCTAATCGTTGGCTTTGTCCGCCGCGTTCCATATCAGTCCGTGATGCATACACCGAAGTGGTGTCCACCTCATCACAAGCACACAAATCGAGCGCACACAGATGTGTTCGGTCCTAAAGGGAGCAAGGATCGTTATGGCGATCCACCGCAAAAATTGCAGTCACACATCATCACGGATATCCGGCTTCGCCTTAATGCGATTGCTAAAGATTGGCCAATACCCATCGCGGACGAGACGAATGGCTAAACCGAATTTCTGAGGGAGAAAGTGAGACAGCCGGCAGCACGTGCTGCCGGCTGTCTCACTTTCTCTGAGTGACGCACTCGTTGAGTCCGCTGATGAGGTAATCGCCAATCCCGATCGCCCTGTATCAGCCAACCCGCAAAGACCCATAGAAACGCTGCATCTCCGTCAGCTCGGACTCTTCCGGCAAGGTTCCATACCGCAACTCTGCGTAGAGCAGCGCATGATGCACACGCTTCCCGACCGGCTTCCACTCCTTGCACGTCGAGCCCTCGATATTACTCTCGAGTGCGACAGGCAGCCGCGGATCAATCGCAACGTGCCGCTCCAAATCGTTCAGGACGACGATATGGATACCGTCGCGCTCCGCCTGGTCGGCGAGTCGAACGTAGGTTTCAGTATGAAAGCGAGCGAAGCGAATGACAGATGCTTCTTGGATAGTCATAGCGTCGGCGTCTCCTGCCGGCTAACGCCGGAACTCCCTGTCTTCGAGAACGGCGGACAACTCATCAAGCGCGCTCGTGAGCGCTTCCCGTTTTGACCAACCGGGATTCTGTCGGTAATGGAGACGCATGTCCGCCCGTAGCGAGGCCCACGCATCGACGTCCCTTGCCTCGTCGCCGATCTGCCGCCAGAACCATTTCGGTAGGTCATGCAGATCAGGACGGCGCCTTTCCATCAGCCCAGGCCGTATCTCATCACTCGCCTGCTCCCGTAGCTCGTCGTCGCGAATGGTAAGGACGGCGTTGCCGGAGTGGCCCTGCTTGGTCTTCATAAACATGACGAAGGTGAGTTCCTCTGCATTCAGGAACGTCTCATAGGCCGGCTGATCGATCTCGCGCCAGGTCGTGAGCGATGACGGGTCGTCGTCATGCCAGAGAAACGGCACGTCGTCGGCATCGATTCCAGTGGGTTTTGAATACGCCGTTTCGGGAAGCACCGCCAGTACGCCAGCGCCAACAAGCGAGCGGAGCAAACCGCGCCGGGTGGGACTCATGCCGCCACCGCCAGTCGGTAGGCATTGCGCAGCTCGTCGGCAGTAGCGCCCTTGATAACGATGCGCTGACCGAATCGGAAGGCGAACGACGTGTAGCCTTCCCAGGTCTGCGTCACACGCGGCCGCTCACTGCTGCTCCAATCGGCGAAGCGAAGCGCTGCATCGGTCAACATCATCCGTGCACCATCCCAGACAGTCGGTTAGTCAGGATCGTCGTAAACCCAAACATGCACCATGCGAGCGGCCAACCCGCAAAGAAGAGATATCCCTAAAAGGCCCACTGAACCCAGATAAGGAGCGCAAAGGTAATCACTCCCCAGGCCAGACGCCCCGAAGCTGACCGGACATTCCAAGGAGCCCATCCAGGGAGGGACAGTAATACTGTGACTACCAAAATCCTCAGTAAATCCCAGTAAGAATACTCAGCCGAATCATGCTCAGCGTTCCGCGTATGCTGCTGCGCTTCTAGGATGAGACGTCTGCTGAAATAGGTAACATCCGGCTCATCAGACCAATCCTCAAGGCTCAGATGATCTAAGCGATCGGATAGGTCACCTGCTCCGAAGGTCGCGAGCTCATCCGTTGCAGAACGCGGCGCGGACGTAGGAACATCGTCGGGAAACTCCTCGGGAACCTCTCGAGGAATAACTCTCCGCTGAGCGAACCTATCGGATGTAAACCTCTGGGGAGCGGGCTGGAGCTCGGAGCGAATCTCTTCTCTGCGGCGCTCAATTACCCAGATGAGGTAATGATCTCGATCAATTCTCATATCGCTGCCAGAGTTGATGCTGTCCCCCGCCGGTGATGCAGAAGGACGCAGCTTTTCCAGCATATGCGCAAGCAAGTTGTCCTCACTCTCATAGATTTGCCGGATATTTCGATGCCGGTAATCGACTTGTGACCGCAAGCCGACTATTTCGGCCTCCAACCGTTCGATCCTGCGCTGATGCCGATCGATGTCTCGCTGCAGAGACGTCTCTCGTTGCCTTGCAGCGATAACAAACTGCTCATGTGCCGATCGTTCTGCCGCGACGCCTTCGCTAAACCCCAATGCACGATGCTTATTCGAACGACGGCTAGCAATTCCAACAACCTGGTTCTTCCCGACACTCCAACCGGCCACAATCACCGCGCCAATCAGAGCGACGATGACATCACCGATTTTGTCCCACCAATAGCTGTCAGGCATGCTGGCTCATCACCATTCGCTTGTTTACATATCCGAGGCCTACAAAATCATCTGACCGCGCTGTTGCCGGGTCAACGGACAATTGTCCCGAGTTAGGGCTACTTTGGGACCGCATTCGCATGATGATCCAGCGTTGATGACTCGGAGCGACGCAACAGCGGAGTGCCAGCCGTGCTAATGGCAATACTTCAGGCGCCGTACTCGAATTCACACCCGCGTTCAAAGGCGCACTTTTGACCCGAGCCCTTCCGAAAACCTCCCTAGCATTGCCGCGATTCGTCCCGAACGCGCGCGGCATCTCCGCCGCCAAACGCGAGGCGGCCAATGCCCGTCACCCAGCGGATTTTAGGGAGACAGCCCAGCGGAACCTCCGATCCCGATTTCGGCGCGGTCAGCGCCGGGATCATGCGCGTCGGTGTCTTCGAAAACCCCAATGCCGAGCACCTCTGGATCAAGCGTCTCAACATCCGGGCCGGCAAGTACACCGTCACGAACGGCCAGCTCCGCATCGTCGCCTACGACGCGGAGGGCGGGCTCAACGAGCGGCTCGGCTATACCGCCTCGCAGAGCGTCACGGTGCTGCTCGATGAAGATACCGGGTCAGGCGGCGGGCAGACGCTGAGTAACATTCCGCTCGCGGTCTCCGATACCGGTCCGAGCACCAAAGGCGCGCTGCTTGCCCCCGGTCACGATCTCGGACTCGGCTACGTCGCCATCACCGCGCCGGTCTCGCACAACATGGCTGCGTCCGGCCGGCCGGGCGTCAGCGGCAACATTCTCTTCTTTGATCGTTCTAGCGGCATGACCCCGCCCGATCCCTACGGCACCGCGTCCGGCGATCCTGAAGGCAAAATCACCGTCTGGGCGGAGTGCTATACGAATGAAGAGCCGCGCGTGCCCGTCGGTCGCTCGATCCTCAACGGCGACACGCTGACGCCGACGTTCGTCAGCGATTTCCGCGATCGGAACGGGGCCTGGGGCACGGCGAACGACGGCAATGACTGCGGCGACGTGGTCAAGCGCGTGCGCACTCGCGTCTACGTCGGGAACGCAAGCACGCCGATCTGGGATTACACCTACACCGCCACCGCGAGCGAGCGCGCCAACAATGCCACTAGCCGGATCTATAGCGGCCCGGCGCTCTCCCGCGGCGTGGAGTATCAGTGGGATATCGCTCACCAGGATTGGGCCGACGCCTGGAGCGAGTTCAGCGACCGGCTGAGTTTTACGATCCCGGCCGGCGGATCGATCAACGTTACAGGTCCCACCGGCGTGCTTCAGGCGCTAAGTCCGACGGTGACCGGCGTGTGGCACCAGGCGAACGGGCTGGCGATGAAGACGCTGCGAGCCCGGGTGCGCCAGGGCTCGCTCGTCATCGACACCGGCGATGTGATCACCAAAACGGTGAGTAACGGCAGCGGTTTCAGCGCCACGTTCGCGCAACTCGGTCTCGATGCGCTCGATTGGAACCAGAGCTACACCGTTCAACTGATGGCAACTGATACCAGCGATACGGCCACCTCGTGGTATTCCGGTGCGACCTTCAAGACCGACTCGCCCCCGAGCATTCCGACCAATCTCTCCCCGAGCGGCATCATCACCAATCTCGGCATCGCCTCGTTCGAGATGGCCGACCCCGACGACGACACGGACTCCGGTTTGCAGGGATTCCTCGTCATCGAGCACGAGCCGGCGATGGCGAACGCCTCGTTTGCCGGGGGCAGCATTACCGGCTGGACCCAGGCGACGCCATCGGCCGGTATCACCCGCACCTTCGCGGCAGAAACGAGTGTTGTCGCGGATGGAGACGGGGGATCGGCGAAGATCACCGTCTCCGCCAACACCGGCGGCGGGTCGGCGTATGTCTGGGCGGATGACGAGCTGCCGATCGTCGAGGGCTCGGTGCTGACGGTCCGCTCGTGGCTGCGGACCACGAATACGAGCCTGCGTCATTTGCGCGCGATCCAGTGGTACGACGCGAGCGACCTGCTGCTCTCGACGTCGGACGAACCGAATTTTGCACCCGGACTCAACACCTGGGCGCGGCGGGATTACGCGGCCACCGCGCCGGCCGATACGGCTTACGCCAAGATCGGATTCCGCGCGTTCGCCGCGGCAGGCAGCATCACCGGGACGATTTACGTCGATGGCTTCTTCCCGTTCTGGGAACGGAAGGTCAACGCAGAAGTCAGTGAGCTTACCAGCCTCTGGGAGCACCAACTCGACCCCGACGACATGCCGGTCTTCGGAACCTACCGCCTCAGCGCCTACGGCTTCGACGGCACCCTCTACAGCGGCGGGGTCACGAGCGAAACAAACGCCGTGCGCTCCGATGTGGTGACGCTCGAGTACTCGGACGGCCCGGACGTGACGATCACCTCGCACACCTCGGGCGACGTCATCAATACGGTGCGGCCGCTCATCGAATATCTGGCGCCGGACCAGGTGCGGCGTAACGTCGAGGTGCGCGACATGGTCACCGGCGCGCTCGTCCGCCGGTCCGGCTGGCAGGTGACCGACGCGCACAGTTATCGCCCGTCCGCCGGGTATCTGCATGACGGCGGGATTTACCGCTTCGTCGTCTACGTCGAGGACATCAACAGCCTCCAAGGCACCGCGGAAGTCACCAACATTCAGGTGACGATCGAACGGCCACCGGCACTCGATCCGGTCGTCGCCGAGGCGATCTACGTCAACGACGAGCCGCAGCCGTCCGCCATCCGTGTGCGTTTTGGCCAGTCCGATCAGGACGTGGATATCTGGCGACGCTACTTCCTCTATCGCTCCGACCTCGTCGACCCGCTTGCCGAGATCACGGCCATTGGGCAGACGGAATTCGTTGATTACCTGCCTCGCAGCCGCGTGGATTACACCTATGGCGTTTCCCAGGTGACGGAAGTGGACGGCACCGCGCGGGAATCGGAAATCGTCTACGTCACCGCACGAGTCGAATTCGAAGGCCTTGTGTGGTGTAACGCTAAGAATCCGACCGCCGAACGGCTGATGTGCGAGGGGTGGCTGAGTCGCGGCTGGACAACCGACGGACAGGACGCAAGCTATCAGACATGGGAGGAAGAAGCTCAGTTTACGGTCCGTACGTCAGCCGTATGGTTTAATTACTCGGCAACTGTCCCACTGATCGATTACGACGACATCCTCGCCGAAGAGCAAGAGGAAAAACTCCGCGCCCTCAACCGGCTCGGCGGCGTCATCTGCTTGCGCGACGGATACAAGCGCCGCGACTTTGTCAGTATCCCGCGAAAAGGCGGCATCTCGATGGACGATGGCCGGGGCGGCCGCCGCGATCCCACGATCAAGACCGTTTCCGAAGCCTATCGAGAGGACATCGGCGATCAAGGAGATGTCGTCTGATGACCGATGTGGCTTCATTCGGCGGCGGCGTGACCATCGAACGTCGCATGTATCTCTGTGATATTGGCGGCAAGCCGATCGATGACATCACGACGCAGATGATCGACTGCACCGTCAGCTGGTCGGCGGGTATGGACGGCGGCACATCCATGAAGGTCGACTTCACGATGAAGGAGCGCCTGTCGCCGCTTGCCGCACAGAACACGTTTGTCTCGCCGGAGATCACCTACCGGTGGGGCGACGGAACCGTTCGCCGCTCGCGGCTGGGCGTCTATCTGCTCATGCTTCCGCGCAAAACGATTTCCACCGGAGGAGTGGTCGCCTCCTATACCGGCAAGGACCTCACCTGGATTCTCTACAATTCGACGCTCACCAAAGCCCAGAGCTTCCCGGCCGGCACCAACTTCGGCGAGGCGATCGCGTCGATCTGCCGCGCTGCCGGGCTTACCAATCTCGACATCCGCCTGACCAGCCGGACGATGGGAGCGGCACGAACCTTCCGTCGCGGGCAGCGCCGCCGCGGCGAGGCGAACGCGCTCGCAAAAGCGATAAGTTGGTACAACCTCTACATGGATCTGGACGGTGCGATGACCACCTTGCCCTACCGCGACTGGAGCCAGACTGCGCCGATCGGCATCGTCTCGCCGAAAGTGCTGATTGGCGACATCCAAGCGACGCCAAGCGTCGATGAAGTGCCGAACACGGTCATGGCAACGATGCAGCGCAACGGCCAGGCGCCGGTCGTGCGCTACGCCTTCAACACGGATCCCGAATCGCCGATTTCGCTGCAGAACATCGTCCCGGCCGGCCGGCGCATTACCTACGAAGTCACCGACAGTAACGTCGAAACGATCGCCGATCTCGAGGCGCTCGCCGCGAAGACGCTGCGTGACGTGTCGTCGTTCGAGATGCAGTACGTCTGCCAGTTGAAGCCCGATCCGTCCTGGCTCGGTATTCAGCGCACAGTCGATCTCGACCCTGCCGTTATTCGCAATGGTGAGCCCCGGCCGGGCCGGTATCACATCAAGGCATGGAAGGTCGGATTGACGCCGGAGTCGGCTCCGGTTGAGCTGACGATCGGCAAGACTGTCGACTACGTCGAGGTGGCGGCGGCATGAGCGCCGGGCAGGGCAAAGCGATTGCCGAACGCTGGCGGCGCAAGTTCAGCGATCTTCGCCGGCGAACCTCACCCTATCAGGCGCTGGCAGAATCAGCCAGCAACGGGCAAGTTACGCTGCTCGAGACCGCCGAAGGTGAAGAGCCCTACGAGCAGCCGGCCAGCAAGCTTCGCTCCGCCGATGTCCGAGCCGGCGATCTCGTCCTGGTGCTTCCGGTCATCGACGACCAGGGAGCGGAGTCGTTCTACGTCGCCGGCGTGATCGATGACGGAACGACGCGCATCCCGATCGGGACGAGTTATCGCGATGGCCGCGCGCAGACGGCCGCCGACACCCCGAGCACGACCAGCACCACGACATTTGCCAACGCGATCAGCTGGAGCTGGACAGATCTGCCGGATGGCACCTACGACATCGCCGTCGAGTACAGCTACCTGGCGGCGCACGACACCGGCGGATCGATCGTCTTTCGCTCGATGTGCGGCGGGACGGCCGGTACCACACGGACGCTCGGCGCCTCGACCGGCACCGTCGGTACGATGCGCGTCGAGGACATCAGCACCTTTAGCGGAGTCGTCGTTGCCGGCGGGATCACCATCGTCGGCCAGCATCACGCTTCGACGAGCGGTACGTCATACGCCCGGAATCCGGTGATTAAGGCGACCGCAACCCGAACTGGAGACTAGTATGGCCCTGATTGACAGTATCAGCCTCGCGAGCGACATCCCCTTTCAGCAGCGGGTCAGCGTCGCCGCGATCAAGCGGGCAAAAGCGGTGGCAAGCATCGGGGAAAACAATGCCGAGCTTGCTCGCCGCATCGTCATGTCGCCGGCAAACTGGGGCAAGATCATGGCCGCCAGCATTGCGGTCGATGAGGCAGTACTCGCCGCTGCAGCCATGGACGATGCCGAGGCCTTCGATACCGCGATCGAGACGGCTCTCGCCGACATCTGGTCGCTCTACCTGATCGGCAGCGATCCCGAGCCTACATGAAATTGGGTCACTTTTAGCCCGACTCGTGGCGCTGCCTGCGTAGCCGGGTCGTACCCTTTGTGTAAGTCAAGAGTGGGCGCGCGTTTGGCCGCCGGGGATTCCGCGAGGAGTCTTCCGGCGTTTTTGCATTTGCCCAGCGGCATGGACCGGCTGCACTGCCCCTCGGTGCGGACTGGTCCCGGATCAGCCGGGGTACGGGTTAGCGTGGTGAGCGAATGGGAGCCAATCCTCAGAACCTATGGCCTGCCGACCGCCTGCCTCGTCATCGTCATCTACGCCTGGTTATCGGGCAAGGTCGTTTCACGCCAGCAATACGACGATATGAAGACCACGCAACAGCAGACGATCGATCGCTTGGTCGGCGAGCGCAACGAGGCGTACACGAGGGTCAACCGGGCGGAGGACAAGAACGCCGAGCTCGTCAAGACGCTGGCAACTTTGACAGACCAACTTGCCCGAGCCCAGCAGTTGAGGGGATCGCCGTGAGCCTGCGATCGTTGCTGCGCTCGACTCGTCGAAGATTCTGGCCCGGTCGACCAACTCGTGAGACGACCGATGTCCCCCCAGCGCCGCCGATCACCGAACCTGTCTCTGAAGATCTCATTTCACGAGTCTCAATTGCCACGCTCAAGAGCGGCCGCGGCGAGGAACTCGACCGCGACGACCGCCTCGCGTTGATGCGTGCGCGGCGTTTGGCCCTGCACGTCAACCATACCGGCAATTTCGTCGCTGACGCGTTGCGCCCGAATGACACTGATCGGGGACGGCGATGACTGGGCAGCGGCGGTGGCAGCCGATCTGGGCGCGAGTGCGCGGTGCGCTCTTCGTCATCGCCGTCGCGGTGATCGTCGCGACGTTCGGTTGGTACTTCCCGGTGTGGTTTCCCGACGTGGCGGCACGCGGAGCGGCGAGCGACCGCTGGAACGGTTGGCTGCAAGTCGTCGTCTTCGGCGCATGCATCCTGGTGTTGCTCGCCCGCACCCGGCAATGGAAGTGGCTTGACCGCGGTGTCACATGGGCATTCATCGGCATCGTCTGCCTCTATCAGACCATCGTCAGCGGATTTGAGGGCTGGCCGTTCTTTCAAACGATCAACTGGACGTGGAGTTTTCGCTTCGTGATCGGCGGGGCAGGCATTGTCCTGCTGTTCTCCCTGGTCGGAAGCGAGCTCCTGCGCTTATGGCGCCGTGTCCGGCGCTGGTGGAGGAATCGTCGATGAGACGCTGTGAACCCTGCAACGGAACCGGCTGGGCGCAGACCGCCGAAGACCACATCATGCGCGGGATGCGCGAGGGCATCTGTTGCGCCCGGTGCAACGGGCTCGGCCAGGTGGCGGACACGCCCGAAGAGATCGCCAAAGAGCAAGCCGGCCGGAAATACAAAATGCACAGCATCAAGGTCGGCACCGCCAATTCCGCAAGGAAGAAGCAGGCGGTGCTGGGATGACTGCGCAAACAATGGAGATCGAGGTGCGCATCCGCCGCGCCTGGCTCGTCAAAGCCGCCGTACAGATCGCCGAATTCCTCGAGCCTGAGCGTGGGTTGCGGTTGCTCAACTGGGCAGCTGGGCTAGCGCGCCCCGAATATCGCACGAGCGACCGGCATGACAACGGGCGATGGAAGCCGATGCGGCCGCTGCGTTTCGTGCGCTCGAGCGCAGCCGACGGGTACGAGTTCGCCGCCGGCCTCACCGAGGACGGTGACTGATGACTCGGTTCAGCGTTGATCAGGAAGTGCGAATCCTTCCAGCGAGCGGCATGCCTGGAGCCGGCGGGCTCGGAACCGTCGTGCGCGCGGGCGTCAAGACCCCGTTCTCGAACGACTGCCTCGCGGTGCGCCGCCACGACGGAACTGGAACCGGACTCTATCTCGATCGAGACCTCGCTCCGGCCACTCAGCCTCGCGGAAAGCGAAAACTCCCATGAGCATCAAGAAGACCGACAAGATCATTGCGCCGTCGCGCCTGACCGACGCGGTCGCGCTAACGCTGATCAGCAAGCTCGATCGACCTGATGACAAAGACAGACGCGCAATCGCGCAAATCAAGAAGCGCACCGGCCAGATGGGGATCGATGGTGCCGTCGCAGCGGCGCAGGCACTCTGGGAGACCGGCAACCTTACATCGCCGCGATGGAACAATGACTACAACATCGCTGGCGTGGCCATCACCGGCGACGATGTCGTCCAGCCGTTCACGATCCGCAGTCCCGAGGACGGCATCGACCTTTATCTCCAATGCCTCTACTCCGCCGTGAAGCACGAGCGATTCGACGACTTCCCCGTTCCGGCAAGCACCGAGCAATGGTTCGCGGCGGTGTGGATGCCGAAGGTCACCAGCCGGACCTACCCCAAAGTCGAGACGATCGACGACCTGAACATCATCTACGACAACGGCCGCGCATCGTGGGCCGAAGACCCGAAGTACCAGGACGACGTTCCGGCGCGCGGTAATGCGTTTATGCCGGGCCTACCGGATCAAAACGAATTCACGCTACCCGTTGACCATCCACCGACTCAAGGAGGCAAGCCCGTGACACGAGGCAAAGTTCCCCGGCCGCCGATGATGACGGCGTACACGTCCGGTATTCCCGGTCAGAGCCGCAATCCGACCCTGTGGCCCGATCGCCGCAACCACATCATCGGCACGTTCAAACACACGCCGGTCGGCTGGTTCTACGGCACGATCCAGTACTACGGCGGTTCAGCGGCGCTCGGACTCACCGATTACGTGATGGGTAGCCCGTGGGACGGCGACGAGCTCGACGGCGTGATCTGCGAGTGTGTCAACCCTGCGGGCGGCGTCGTGCCATACGCCAACGGCACCATCGGGCAGGTGCATCCTCCCATTGCTGCGATTCAGGCGATTCTCAACAAATACAGCGGGCAGTACAGCGCCGATTACATCATCAATGGCATGTTCCGTTCGATCGAAGTTGGCGATGGCGGCGTGCCGACCCGCGACCGCACCGCCAAGCAAATGGAGATGCTGGCGTTCCTGATCGCGTGGGTGCACAGCGAGCAAGCGGGGCAGAGCGCCGATGACTTCGCCAACGCGTTTTTGCACAACCAGACGGGGACAGATCACACTGGCTGTCCAGGGCAGTACATCGAGCGCGTGGCGCCGGCGGTCGACAGGCGGGCATGCGACATCATGCGGGCGTACCAGGATGGGGCGCCGCTCAATCCTCCGCTGAGTGTCGTCTACCCGCCGGGGTGGACGGGTGGCATCATCCCGCAACCATCGCCGACAAAGACCTACGCCAAACCGCAGACGTGGGCGTTTCTCGACCCGGATGACCCCGGCTATCAGGAGAGTCATCGCAAGAACAGCACGGAGCTGATCAGCCTGATCGAGCGCACGGGATCGACGATCGTGCTCACCGCGATTCGCGACACCCCGCGTTACGCCACGGCCAACACCGAAGGTGCGGAGGCGGGCGGACCAATCAAGAAGGGAACGAAGCTCGAGCTCAACTACGTGCTGCGCTCCGGCATGCAACCGGTGTCGTTCGGCATCACGAAGTTCGATGACGAGACGAAAACCGGGGGGACCCGGATCAAGCTCGCCGACTTCCTGCCGAAAATCCAGGTGTCCAAAAGCGGCACGATCTCGATCCGTGAGACGGCGAAGAGCGAGCCGACGGTGTACCCGGCGAAGGACGGGTGATGTCGGATCCTACCCGCAACGACAAGGGCGAGTTCGTCGATGACGAACAGGCGCTGGCGAATCTCTGCCTCATGCTCGGGCGACTCACGGAGCAACTCGCAATAGAAGTGGCCGCTATCCATGAGGCTGCCTATCGCCGTGCAGAAGCAACCTACGTCAACGGTCTAGTTGGGCAGGCGCGATCGGTGCAGCAGTACGCGCTCTCCGTCAATCGATGGAAGGGCGCGAAGAGCACGAGTGGATCGACGATCGAAGAAAGCGAGCACAGCGAATGAAGCATCTCTGTGACGGCTGCAATGGCGAATTCGAGTGCTGCTGCCCGGTCTGCGGATGCGGCAGATGGCGACCACTGAAACGGCCTCGTCGTCGGTGAACTGGCTGCCGATCGTGATGGCGATCGCGTTTTTGATTGCGGTGCTCTGGGCGACCAGAGAGAAGGGTGAATAGGAAATGAATAGGTCTCGACCGATTGTCCAGCTTTGGAAGTGGTTCATTGCCGCGGCTGCGATCGCCTTGGTGATCGTGCTCACGGTACAGCTTGCTGCCGCACAAGAGGTCACAACCGATACCAGCGAGATCGGCGGCATCCCGACGAACATTCTCATGTGGGGCACCGTCATCGGCTTTCTCGGCTCGCCGTTTATCTCCGCGCTGAATCGCCAGAAGTGGAGTTCTGAAGTCAAGGCGCTCTCGGCGTTTGTGTGGTGTTTCGTCGGGGCGCTCGGCACGGTGTACTTCAGCGACAATTTCGACGTGCAGAACCTCGCAACGACGTTCCTCTTCACCTTCGTGACCGCGATCAGCAGCTACGAGAAATTCTGGAAGCCGACCGGGATCGCCGGCAAGATCGAACGGGCGACCGGCTAGCAGCGGTCATCCATTCGTGCGATCAGCCGATTTTGGTCGAATCTGTACGCCAAAGAGCGCTGGCGATACTCCGTTGGCGCTCTTGTTATGATCCCGGAAAGCATGAGATCTTCTTCACGTAGGAAGCAGACAATGGACGCATGGGCTTTCGGACTAGCGGCTTTTTCAGTCGTCTTTTCTGGAATTTTGGGTTTCGGAAGTGCCTACTTTGTGTCGTCAAAGCAGCGCCAGTGGGAAAAGCAGGACGAGCGACGTCGAGAGCATCAAGCAATCCTTGAAGAAATCAACGACATCGTGACACGCTTGCTTGCCATTAGCCTGCGAGTTCCGTTTATTGCCTCGCGATTGAACTTGAGCATTCGCCATCTCTGCGGCTTCGATCTACCAGCAGCGTTCATTGAAGCGATATCTCTATCGCTCCGTGCGGCCAGCCTGAGCCGCAGCATCGACGACAAACCCCTCAAGGAATCAATAGAAGCATTAGCGAACACTCTGCGAAAGGGATTGACTGAGAACGAGAGTAATAACTTCAGCGCTTGGCAAACGACTATTCAAAGCAAGTCCCGGCAGGTATTGCAACGCGTTGACGAGTTGAGCGCGAGACCAATCGGGCCTCCGAAACGCCAACGAAGATGGCGAAGAATGGCACAAAATTAAACAAGCGCTCACAGCATGATTCCAAATCATCATTATGCAATTCTGTGATTCAGTTGTCGTTCAAAACCTTTCTTGAGGGGATCAACTAGTATGGAAGAGCCTACGCTCACACGCGCCGATCAAACATCGGGATCAGCGCCGATCGCCGCTATCCTCGAACTGCTCCGTCAGCGATGCCCGGAAGCCGAATACGTCCATGCGCTGCGCGTCGCGAGTGGCGCTCGAGACAACGCGACTCGCCTGGTCGCACTTGCTCATGACCTGGTCGAAGACGGCTATGCTACTTGGGATGAGATTGAACGCGCGCTCAATGAATACGCGGGCGAGTGCCTCCCGGCACTGAAGCTGCTCACCCGAACCGGCGAGCCGTACGAGGATTACATCGCCGCGATCGGCACCTCCGGCAATCGCATCGCGCTCACCGTCAAGGCGCTCGACCTGCTCGATCACCTTTCGCCGGCGCTTTGGCCGACGTTGCGAGAAGACCGCATTGACCGGTATGTCGAAGCCTTGCGCATAGTTACGATCAACGGGCGAGCGCTCGCGCGATAGGCCGTCTTCAGTGCGCCAAGATTGCGCCGGCCTACTCGCCGTGGCATTGTCTTCCACATAGGGAGGCTTCTATGGACGACGAGACAACGATCAAGCCACAGCAATCGATTCGCCGCTTCGATGTATTCGCCGAATTTGCCCGGCAGGAGCGTATTGAAAAGGGCGACGCCCCAGACGTCGCCAAAGGTGAGGGCATCTGGCGGGCGAAGGTTGTCGCATCTCGATCAAGATCGAAATCTGACGACGAGAAAAGCGAAAGTGGCGCGAAGCCCGACCTGCCCAAAACCAAGTTCAAGTCCCTAAGCGGGAAAGAACAGAACGACCGCGTGTTCGATGAGGAAATCATCGACCGCATGGGCGAGATGTTTTACGAGCAGGTGTTTGCTCCAGCCATTGAGCTCGCGCGGAAAAAGGGCGAGAAATACATGGACGTACGCGATTCGATCCGAGAGGATTGGCAGTTGCCGAAATCCAGGAAATAGCGGCTCTGTCCTCGCTGAATTGCTACGATAGGATCACCGCCGATCGGTCTACGGCGGCCGCCCGCATCTGCCACCGCAGCACTGCGGGCACTTCGTTTCAGCTCATACGACCGGCCTTTCGCAGGTTGACTCGCCGTCCCATCACTGCGTAGTACGTGCGTCCGAGAAGTAGCGCTATTTCCACCGCCGATTGCTTTGGATGATCAATGATCCATTGGTCCTCTTCGGCCGACCAAGGCTCATTCGTGTTCCGAGCTTGGTCCTTGGTCTGCTCCTGGGATGTAGTCGTAAATTCGTGAGCTTTGTCGAGATCATCAAGCCTCGCTTCGCGCGGCTTCTCGTGCCATTCCCGACGCATACGCTCCTTGTCAGCTTCCCGGAATTCTCTATTTCGCTCGGGATGCGACTGTCTCCACTTCGCTACATAGGATGTGCTGAGAGAACCGGGGGCGCGATCGGCACGGCGATTGCGGGCACGCTGGCGTTCTCGCTCTGGGATACAAGCGGGATGTGTCTTATGGGTGAGATTGTTGACGGCAACCGGCTGACCGCACACATCGCAGGACGTCCAGTAGAGTCGGCAAACCCACTGTCCATTTCGGAGCTTTCGCCGAGATGCAGCGACGGTGAAATACGGGGCGGCTATACGGGTCGCGAGATCAGTTGTTGGCTCGTCATCTGAGGCGTTCAGAATAGCCCGCAGTTGATCATCAGTGAGTAAGTGGACTTCTCGTTTCTTGCGCCCAGATACCGATTGAAGAGTTGGTTGCGGGTGCGCCGATTCGTCCAATGCGAGATCTTCTTGCCGGACAGATTTGCGCCGTGCACGTTGTGACAGTGGAACGTCTAGCTGTTTCCTGATTTTATTGCGTTGAGCCTCCACCGCTGTGACTGTACGCCCGAGCGATCGCGCGACATCGATCGCGGGATCAGCAAGATGCTGGATCATATATGCGCGGTCAATGGCGGACCAGCGCTTGTGCTTCGACCGGGCCTCGGCGGTGCTTTCTATTTTTGCGCGATGCGCAGTAGCAACGTTCGCTTTGTTGGACGCAGTTCGGCAGCGAGGGTGTAATTTCTGCCGAGCGTCGCGTGCAGCAAAGAGGCCGCCACAATAGAGACACGTTCGCCATTGCAATCGGCAGACGTACCCTTCTGCATAGCGTTTCCGATAGAAGAAAACAACGTGCCGCGGTATGCCTAATGCGGCGGCCAAGGTGTCATCCGGTGCATCAGATGGCGCCCAGACAATTTGAGCAATCACCTCATCAGAGTATTTCGGTGGTTTCGGCATCGACACGTTCCTGTGTGATCCACCACCGCTCAACCGTGTCGAGCAGTGCCACCGTCTCGAGAGACGTCAACGAGTGCAGACGCTGGATCAAATCGTCGGCGTCCGCGATTCCGAACCGTATGTGCGCCCCATCGAGTTTGATCGCATCTTCGATCGAGACGACAAAGAGGTGTGGCTGGTAATCCATGCCGGGTGTGCCGGCGATGGCTTCGCGCATCAGCGCCCATTCATTGGGGTCGGCAAAGAACTCGTGCACGCGTAGCCTGGCCTGATTGATCAAGACGTAGTACCGAGTAAGGTCACGCGCGGCCACTTGGCCCGGAGAATCCCCACGAGCGTGGAGTTCCGGTTCGATGGCCGTACTGCGGAATTGAATCTGTGTCGGACGGTTGCTCATTCGATATCGATCCCATACTTGTCGCTCATTTCAGCAGATAGATAGCGACGAATGACATACACGATGTCACCGCTCTCTTCGGTCATTAGTGCCTCGAAGTCCTGATCATCCTCGGCGAACACATCAGCAATGTCGATTGTGGGGATCTCGAAATCAGGCCAGCCAATGGATTTTGCTGCTGTGTACCGATGAGCACCGGTCAGAAGCTGATCTTCGCCCCAGCGAACCAGCGGAGCTCCGTACCAGCCGCTCGCTTCCATCGCATTGGCGAGCGCTTGGACCTTTGCCAGATTCTCGGGTTCGTGCCAGGTGATCATTGTCGAGACCCTCACTCGGTGTTCGTTCGCCCTATGGCAATCCTATTGTATACCATTGGTATACCATGGTCAATAGGGAGGCTAGACCGTGACCTCTCGACACATCTTGTAATCTCCCCGAGCAGCAGTATCATAGTGCTTACGATTAGAACATTAGTTCTAATGCCGCAGAAAGGGAGACATCATGCCGGGCCTCACCAAACTCTTCGCCGGACCGATTGAAAAACAGGACCTCGACCGCGCCTGGGCGGACTATGAAGCGGCGCTCGCCGCTGACCCCGATCTCTGTGACGGCGAGGAAGCGGAGCGCTGGATGAGCAATCCTGCGAACGCGACCGAGCTCGAGGAACTCGCCACGAAGTTCCAAATCAATCGGGTTGCCGGCGATCCGGACGACCTCTCAGACATCCCCTTCTGAGCTAGCCGCACTCGGTCGCTGACCGGGTGAGTGATTGAAACCTCACATCTCCAGACACGACAAAGGACGCAGCGATGACGAAGGGTGGGTACGTCGAGCTGCACCTTCATACCTCGTATTCCTTCCTCGATGGTGCCAGCCAGCCGGAAGAGCTTGTGCTCCGCGCCAGGGAGCTTGGCCTTCCGGCGCTAGCGATTACCGACCATGACGGGCTGTACGGCGCGCTCGAATTCGCGCGGATGTGCCAGGCAGCCGGCATCCAGCCGATCACCGGCGCCGAGATCACGCTGATCGACGGCACGCATCTGACCCTCCTCGCGGAGACGCAGGAGGGCTATCGCAATCTCTGCCGACTGCTGACGGAGGCCCATCACACGGTGCGGGCCGGCGCCGAACCGGTCTGGGGTGATGACGAACCGCCGATCTGGCACACCCTGCCGCTTGATAACGGACGCTGGCGTCACCATTACCGGGAGCCGGAGACCGCGCCATGGCTCGACCCTGCCCTGCTTCCACGTTACGCCCGCGGGCTGATTGTGCTCACCGGCTGCCGGAACAGTCAGCTCTCTCGGCTTGTCGATGCGCATCGCATGCGTGATGCCGCCGCCCTGCTCGAGCAGTACATCGCCTGGTTCGGCCGGGAGAACGTCTTCGTCGAGCTGCAACAGAACTGGGTGTTCGGCGATCGTCCCCGGGTGCAACAGTTAGTGCGTCTCGCCAAAGCCGCTGGCGTCGGCTACGTCGCGACCGGCGACGTGCACTATCACCGCCGCGATCGCCATCGCCTGCAGGATGTGCTCGTGGCGATCCGCCATCGCACCACGCTCGACGGCAGCCATCGCCAGCGGCGGCCAAACGCCGAATTCCACCTTGCCTCGGCCGACGAGATGCGTCTTCGCTTCGCCGATTATCCCGAGGCCATCGATGCCACACTGGAGATCGCCCGGCGCTGCGCTTCCTTTGACCTCAATACCGACCTCGGCTATGTCTTTCCGGATTATCCCGGCCTTGCCGAGGGCGAGACGCCGGACGACGCGCTGCGCCGGCTCTGCACCGCCGCCTTCTCTACCCGCTACCCGGCCGGATCACCGCGTTTTCAGGAAGCGACCGAGCGGCTCGAAGAGGAATTGCGACTCATCCGGCAGCACAAGCTCGCCGGTTTCTTCCTGATCCACTACGACTTGCTGGAACTGGCGCGCGAGGTGGCGGTCGAGATTCGCGGCGCCGCTACCTATCGCGCCAGGGCCTTGCTGCCGCCGGGACGCGGCCGTGGCTCGTCCGTCTCGTCAATCGTCTGCTACCTGATCGGACTCTCACCGGTCGATCCGCTCGAGCACGGGCTCAAGATCGGGCGCTTTCTCAATGACGGCAGCTCCTCGGTGCCGGACATCGATCTCGACTTCCCGCGCGACATCCGCGAGCGACTGCTTGAACGGATTCATGCCGACTATGGCAACCGGGCGGCAATGGTCTGCGCCTTCGCGACCTACAAGCTCAAGTCGGCGGTGCGCGATATCGGCAAGGCGCTCGGGATTCCGATCAGCGATCTTGACCACATCGCCAAGGGGGCCGAGCCGCATTCGGCGACCGAGCTCGGACGGGAGCTAGAGCGCATCCCGACGTACGCGCAGCGCAAGACCGAGCCGCCCTGGTGCTACCTCGTAGAACTGGCGGAGCAGCTCGCCGGCCATCCCCGGCACATCACCCAGCATTCCGGCGGCATGATCGTCTCGTCCGGGCCGATCACCGGTATCGTGCCGGTGCAGCCGGCGGCGATGGAAGGGCGCTTCCTCTGCCAGTGGGATAAGGACTCCTGCGACGATGCCCGCTTCGTCAAGATCGACTTTCTCGCGCTCGGCATGCTCTCCGCCGTCGAAGAATGCATGGATCTGATCGGCCGCTCCGGAGCGCCCGTGCCCGATCTCAGCCGCATCGATTACGCGGACGAGGCGATCTTCGAGATGATCCGCGCCGGTGACACGCTCGGCACCTTCCAGATCGAGAGCCGCGCGCAGATCCAGACGACGCTGCGCACGGCACCGGCAACGCTGGCGGACATCGTGGTCCAGGTCGCGATCGTGCGCCCCGGTCCGGTGGTCGGCGGTGCGACCACGCCGTACATCCAGCGCCGGCGCGATCCCGACTGGCAACCGACCTACGACCATCCGCTCTTGGAGCCGGTCCTCCGCGATACGCTCGGCGTCGTCGTCTTTCAGGATCAGGTCTTGGAGGTGGCCCAGGCCTTAGCCGGGTTTACCGCGGGTCAGGCTGACTCACTCCGGCGGGCGATGACCCGCAAGCGCTCGAACGAAGCAATCGAGGCGCATCGCCAGGATTTTTACCGGGGAGCAGACGCGAAGGGGGTCGATCGCCAGACAGCGGAGCTCGTCTTCGAGAAATTGCGCGGCTTTGCCCAGTACGGCTTTCCGCGCGGACACGCGGCCTCGTTCGGGGTGCTTGCGTACCAATCCTGTTACCTCAAGCGCTATTACCCGGCGGAGTTTCTCTGCGCGCTGCTCAACAATCAGCCGATGGGTTTTTACCCGACCCACGTGCTCGCGCATGAGGCGCAGCGCCGCAGCATCGTGCTCCTGCAACCGTCGATCAACACGAGCGAGGTGCGCTCGAGTGTGCCGGGCAAGGGCATGGTCCGGATCGGGCTGGGGCAGGTCAAAGGCCTGAGCGACGAGCAGGCGGAGCAGATCGTGCGTGAGCGCGAGGCGCATGGCCGCTACCAATCGCTGGGCGATTTCGTTCACCGCGTGGTGTTGCCGCGTGAGCTCACCCAACGCATGATCCAGGTCGGCGCGTTTGACGAGTTCGGGCTGTCTCGCCGGGAGTGTGCGTGGCAGCTCGGGCTCTATATCGAGCCGCGTCGCTTCGGCACCGAAAAAGGCACGACGAACCGACGGCGCAAGAAGGACCGGATTGCCGGCATGCAACAGCCCCTGCCGTTGCCGGTCGAGCAGGATATGGTGCACCTGCCGCCGACAACCGCTTCGGAGCGCATGCACGCGGACTACGAGGTGCTTGGTCTCTCGGTGCGCTATCACCCAATCAGCTTGCTCCGTCACCGGCTCCCTGATCATCTCGTTACAGCGCGGACATTGCTCGATCTCCCCGACGGCGCCCGCATCCAGATCGGCGGCATGGTGGTGGTCCGGCAACGGCCCGAAACCGCCAAAGGCGTCACCTTCCTTTTATTGGAAGATGAAACGGGCCTGAGCAACGCGATCATCTACCCTGCTCTTTACCAGGCTGAGCGATCACTGGTGCGCGGCGAGCCGATGCTGATGATTACCGGCCGGGTGCAGCGGCAGGCGGATACCATCAACGTCGTGGCGGAGCGGATCGAGCCATTGGCAAGCCATCTGAAACCTGATCCGTCCGGCAATCGCCTTTCGCTCAAGCCGGTCGAGGAGGTTTCACCAAAGGCGCACAGCTACCGATGATGGCAGCATTCACCGGCGAACGTTCTGCGGCCAATCACCAACTATCCACTGAGTTATCAACATAACGGGATAACTTCGGCGGAACGCGAACGAAGTACACTGTGAGCGTTCCACCGGTCCTACCCGGTGAGGATTCCACGGCGACTAGTCTTCGGACTGGTCGCCGCTTCCATTTTCCGCCGACATCAATTCAATCGGCTTCACGTCAAGGGCATTGGCAAGGCGTCGAATCGTGCTCAGCCGCACCGACTTACCTCGCTCCGCGTCGCTGATCGTCGCCTGACGAACGCCCGCGCGCTCAGCCAGATCCGCCTGCGACAACGCCTGTACCTGACGGTGATACTTCAACTTCTCCGGATCCAAATGCATTTCGCTCATATCAATACGTATCGTAGTCCACTTCGCACCGATTGACAAACGTATTATAAACGTATAATATACGTATGTGAGAAATGGAATCCTCACCAGGGATCAGCGCCTAAGGGAGTAGGAACCCGGCGGCACGCAGGACGGAGAACACGATGCAGACCGCGACCTACCACAATCCATTTCGCCAGCAGCTGATCGAAATGGGCAAGGCGATCGAAGAAGCTAAGCGGGATCATGCCCAGGCCGAGCTTGGCGTCTTCGCGATCGCCCGTGGAGAGCGCATGACGGCGGATGCGAAAGACGCGGCGTACCGAACGCTGAAGCTCTGCCAGGATCGACTCCGCGCCGCCATCGGGCAGTACGACGAGACATTCGAGCAATTCCTCGAGTGGGTCACCCCGATCGTAGTCGATGAAGAGGCCGCGATCGCTGACGCCGGCGCCGATGCGGTCGCGACCGCTGAAAAGATCATCGCTGCGGCTCGCATGGTCAGCGAACGCAATGCCATCGCCGATCGCGCCGTGACGGTCTGGATGTACGACAAAAACCCCGATCTGCCCCACTGCTGGAACGGCGAGCGCATGACCGCTGCGACCGCCGCTCGGGCTATCGCCGAGCGGAGCGCCGCCGGGAAACCACGCGTGACTCGGACGTGGGAGGGATACACGTCATTCGCCTTCGCCGGCGGTAGCCGGGTTGTCGTCAAGGGCGCCACTGCCGACGAACTCCGCGATGCCTACCTGGCCGCGGTTGCCGCTTAGTCCGACTTTCCCCGAAAGGAGTACCGCTATGGATTGCATTGCCCAGACATCGATCGCGCGCGTCAGCATCAGCTCCCGCAATCGCGATCGCCAAACTGAACTCGTGATTGCGGACTATCCCGCCCTCATGGAGCGCGCCCAGCGTCTCTGCGTCTACGTCGCGCTGCCGGTGGCCTTGGAGGCGCCGGCGGCGGAAATGGCATTCGCCAGCTATCACGTTCACTGCAGCGACGGGCTGAGCGTGGTCGGCTACGACGCCGATGCGCAGCTCTCGGGCGACGATCTCGAGACCTGGCTCGCGGCCATTGCTGACGATGTGCGCGCACTGGTGGGAGACGATACTCCCACCGATCCTGATCCAGAGAACGGCATGTCGTACATCGAGGTCGACATGAGTCCCGATACGCCGATCGAGGACGTCCTTGCCTACATCCGGGAGCATGCGATTGGTGGCGGTAGTCAGCAGTTTGATGTGGGCATGCAGCGCGGGCCGGCGCTTATCGAAGTGCGACGATCCGCGGAGGCCAGTCTCCTCTATCGCCGATGGCTGCAAAGTCTCGATCCCCGATACCCCGAACAATGGGGCTCCGAAATGCTCGAACAGGCCTATGAGTTGCGCCAGGCCATCATCGATCATGCGGCGGCGAATCCACTTGACTGGTCGCGTGACTGGATCGAACGCAACATCATCCATGAACGCGATGCGCTGGCGGCGCTGATTGCTCTCCCCGTCACCGGCGGTTCCCAGAACGCCAGCGGGGCGGCGAGGGAACGGCGCATCAGCGCGGCGCAGGCCATGGTCGCGCAGGCAGAACATCGCGTGGCGGCCGTTGAGCGCAACTCCTCGCTCAAGACCAACCACTTTCGCGACTGGTCCGCAGCGCTCAATGATGCGTCGCAAGCCCGCAATTCCGCTCGATTCCTCAAGAGTGCCTGCACGCTCACCGATAGCCCGTTAGCGTGTGGTTTCGCCGAGGAGCACCAACTCGTCGAAGCCGTGCAGGAGCTCGAAGCGGTTTGCGTCGAGCTCCCATTGCCAATCTCGGAATACCTTCTCGAACTCGGCGTGCTTCAAGCGCTCCCGCGAAGTCGTCGTCACAAGCGCTTCCGCGTCACCTGGACCTACGCCGGCGAGTCGCACGATATCGGGTTTGTCACCATCTCCGAAGCACGGGCATATGCGCGCAATATCACCGCCTGCTGGGTCACGGATTACGCGAGCATCCAGGACCAGCCACGCGGTATAACGCCGATGCTCGTTGATACCTACCATGCTGGACGGCCACTCACTCGCAGCGAAACGGCAGCATGGTCATGAACCCTTCAGACACTCCCGACTCGATCCTCGCCCGTTTCGCTACAGAATTTAGGAACCCGGCTGGTCAAGAACTGAGAATCACGTTTGCGGACGGAGCGACTCGAGACGGATCAGTCAGAGGTGGTCCGAATAACTTCGTCATTGTTCATGGCAAACACGCTGAATCAACTACATATCTCCATACCTGGGACATCACCCGCATCGACTACAGCAACGCCCGCTACCGGGGTGCCGAGCCGCTCTATGAACGGAAGTCCGCCAATGTTTGACCTCTGGACCATGCGAGACGGCCGCACCATCCGCGTTGACGATATGACTCATGATCACCTGCGCAACACGATCGCGATGCTCCGGCGCCGACTCGCTGAAATGGATGCGAGTGACACATTAGGGTTTCCGCCGAACGCGCCGTCGTGGGTGATCGATGACTACTTCGCCGGCAAAGACACCATCGAAGGATGGATCGCGCGTCTAGAGGCTGCCCTTTCTCCCGATCCTGTTTGGGTCAGCCGTGACGACGAGCCGGGCAGAGGCGAGCCATGATCACCCGATAGATCATCTTCCGTGATGGCCGCCGAATCTACGCAACGACTTCGAAACCGCGCTTCGATGTGCAGCTCGCCGACGAACTCGCGCGTGGAGGGGCGATCGATTGGACGACGGAGCTCGTGCCGAGACTACGGCCCACTATCTGATATCGCGCTAAACTCATGGTCGCGGGATGGAGCAGCGGCAGCTCGTTGGGCTCATAACCCAAAGGTCGATGGTTCGAATCCATCTCCCGCCACCCTCGAAGATAGCCCGCCCAATTGAATTGAACTGGCACTCACTTCAACAGTGTTCCAGCTGTTGAAGCCGAGTTCACTATGCCGCCGTCACCACCTCGACGCGCCGCTCCATCTTTGCCCGGCATTCGGCATGCATCAGCTGCCGGCCACTCCGCGTGCAAAACTGCTCTCCGCATTCGAGACAAACCGGGAAGTAGACCGGGCACGAATTACGCGGCACGCGGCGTTTCCAGTCGCAGAGATCACAGGCAACCCGGGCGACATGCCGGGACACGAAGCGCGCACCGCAATCCGAGCAGGTGCGCCAATGCAGCTTTGTTGACGCGAGACCTTGCACTTTTGCACGGTACCGCTGGACGGTGAAGAAATCCGCGCCGATCCGGCCGGCCAGCTCCGCGGACGATTCATCGGCGCCAGCGTGTACGATCGCGGCTCGCTGCGCGTCGGTCAATGTGCCCATTCGCGGCAATTCACCCGTCTCGAGATACGTCGCCAATTGTGCCTGCATCGTACGCTCCTCGTGCGTTCTCACCTCGATCACAGAATAGAACAAGAGTTCTGAATTGTGAAGAGGATGAGACGCATAGGAGCGCACGACGCGGCAATGAACGCGGGCACGAGTTGGACACGCGATAGGATACGATAGGATACGAGCGGCTACGCTTTTATCAGGATGAATGCGCGCAGATACGCTCCGCTACGCTCTCATAGGTCGCCTCTGATAAACTCTCGTTAATCACTCCTAGCCGCTTTCCCCGCCGCGCCGGAATACCCGCCCGGGAACCGCTGGGGAGGAACGAAACATCATGAAGAACCGATTGTATTACCGCAAAGAAAAACTTCGTGGCGCCTGCTGGGAATATGAGATTGACGGCGGTTGGCTGACGCTGCCCTCCGGACGATCCGACCGCCAGGTGCTGCATCACACCTTTACGTTCTACCGGCCGCGCAGTGTCGAAGTACGCACCGAAGCGGGCGTACAAACGCTGGAGCGCACC